GAAGTTCGCCCCGATCCGCACTGCGGACGCGGTGGACGCGCTCCTCGACAACGGCTGGCAGATCCAGACCGCGAGCGTCGCCAAGACGCGCACGCTGGCTCGTCAACCATTCGCCCGGCATGCAGCTACGCTATCGTTCCCGGACGATCAGTCGTCCGCTGAGTTCCGCCCGCAGATCCTGATCGTCAACAGCAACGACGGAGGTTCAGCGTTCAAGCTCTTCGCTGGCATCTACCGATTCGTTTGCGCTAACGGCATCGTTGTTGGCTCGACCTTTGAGGGCATCTCGATCCGCCACATCGGCGAAGTCGATACCATCAAGGCTCGCATCGTCGATGGCGCTGACCGCATCCGCCGTGGGGCTCCCGTACTGGGAACCTTGGCCGAGCAGTTCCGCAACACCAAGCTGAACCCGACTCAGATCTTGCAGTTCAACTCGGTCGCCGCTGGCCTTCGTTTCCCTAACCTCGGAGACCGACAGAAGCTCGCCAACCTCGCGCTGCAGTTCGACGTAGTTCGTCGCCGCGAAGACCAGAACAACGACCTCTGGTCAACCTTCAACCGCGTGCAGGAGACCGCGATCCGGGGAGGCATCCAGAACGGACGTCGCCGCGTTCGTGGACTCTCCAGCATCGGTCGCAACGTCTCGCTCAATCGTTCCCTCTGGGATCTCGCGGTGGACACTCAGGAGGGACGTCTCGACGAACGTTTCGACGCCTTCCAGAGCAGCATTCAGGACGCCGTATTAATCTAAGGTTTAACTTGGGGGCTCCCTCCGGGGAGCCTCCAAAACCATCATCATTTCAATGAGTAACGAATTTATCAATACAATTACCGACGCAATCAATGAGCTTACTGGTAGCACGTCGATCAAGTTTCCCGAATCAGTGGATCAGAGCGACCCCGCGACAAGGCGTCATATTGCAGGACTAATAATTAGCAATCCTGAGAACTACAAAGTCTGTTGCGGGTGCGAGGGAATCATCCGGGAGCAGGCTGCGATTTGCCCGCAGTGCAACGCGTACCGCTTCGAGACTGATGAAAGCATCATCAAGGAGCAGGCGATCATCTTGGCCGATAAACTCCCTGATACTTGGTTAAATTAATATGAGCTGGATAATCAGAACACCAATCTGGGGATCTTTAGAAGATCCACAACTCGACCCCATTGAAATTGACTTGGGTCTTGGGTTCCACAACGGACGCCCGATTCTTACGTACGGAAACCGGGATACGGATTCGCTAGACTGCTTGAACGAAATTAGCAAAAAAACACGTAGCCATGAGTAATCGAGTTGACGAAATTTTAAAGGAGCTTGGCCTCCCGGTAAACAAGATGTACCGACCTCCTGAGCCTGAGCGCGAGAAGCGCGAGCGAGGGCCGTGCGGCAAGGTGTCTTTTTCTTCCGAGGGATCGGCCAAGCGTGGCGCTCGATCGCTGCTGCGTAGTGGGAGAACAAATACTTCTTTCCTTCGCACATACTTTTGCGATACATGCAAGGCTTGGCACATGTCGTCGAGCTACTTCGGAGATTTTGCCAAACCAACCAAATGATTATGACCCTGAACGAACTGATCGATTACATAGACACCAGCGACGAGCCGTTCCTGAAGCCTGACGGCTTCGAGGATTGCTTAGTCGGAATCGCGGAAGGCTTCGGAGGCGAAGAAACGCTCGTGTACGACAAGCTGAAAATTCTTGACAAGCTAGCCGATAGCATGTCGTACGAGGAGGCGATCGAGTACTTCGAGTACAACATCATCGGCGCGTACGTAGGACAGAAGACACCGATTTACATTACCCTAATAAAATGATCACACCATCTCAGCAGGACAAGATCGAAGAGATCATGGACGAGTTCAACTTTCACCGAGTTCATCTCGTCATGGAGCACCTCGAATGGAAGTGGTTCGATGCAAATGGAGTGCCTTCCCACGGAGACATCCGCCGAGCCGCTAGGGGGCTCCTAAACTCGCTCGCGTTGCGTCCGACTAAATCTGGGCCGTGGGAGCACGAGACGATGACTGGCGGGCTCTCTGCGAAGCGCTGGGGTAATACCGACGAGTACGGCGCGTGGGAAAACTTCTCTTTGGATTTCGTGCTGGAGCACTGGAGGACTGACGAGCCAGAGTGGAAAAAAGAAACTATTAATAAACTCTATTGACTCCCAAAAGGGATTAGCTATAAAGTTGCGACTTGTGAAAAAACTACTATCCATTCTCGATAGAGATGTCTTCTTGTTTGCCTTCGTTTCGCTGGCATTCGTGTACATCTACAAACTCCTAAAACACGGATGCGACGTCCTAGAGCTTCACGTATGATTTACGGAATTGATCCCGGAAAGGGCGGAGCCATCGTTATGTTGAATAATGATGCTACCCTCAAAGCTATCGACCCCATGCCTCTGGAAGACGCCGATCTCGGCGCGTACCTGAGTATGATTGTAGACGACTCGAAACTCGCTGACGTATGGGTCGAGCGCGTTCCTAAGTACGCGGGCAAGAATCAATCGGGATCTTCTGTAGCAACTCTGTTTGCTAACTACCGATACATCGTCGGATATCTCGAAGGCCGTGGAGTAGTAGTCAATCAAGTTATTCCACAAGTATGGATGAAGCCGTACCGCCTAATCACTCCAAAGTGGCAGGTTCTCACGTACCCCCAGAGGAAGAAAACTTTGCACGAGCTCGCTCTTGCTGAGTTTTTTACCGACAAGAGAACCTTGCCACGATGGGCTGCAGATGCAGCTCTGATCGCTTTGCACGGGCATACCGCCTGTGCTCTAACCACAAAATAAACTACCATGGCAAAAGCAAACGTATCGTTGAAAGTCGGAACACCTGAAATCCGCGTCCCTCTTGACGCAGTCAAGAAGCCGAAGTCCTCCATGATGAAAGTTACGGGCACCAAGAAAAGCCCGACCTTCACTAACGAGGCTTCGATGCCGAAGAACAAGAAGATGAAACTACCAAAGAGGGCCAAGCGCTAATGCATTCAAATTCAAACTGGGTGGAACTTCTGTTGCTGATTTCAGCAATGCTGTTTTCCGCCTACGTAATTTGGACGACCAACCGCGATTAATTTTATGTCAGACACAACAACACAAGAAAACGTGGTGCCCTTCGTTGCGGCACCAGAAACCCCGAACGTAGCCCCTGTTGAAGCACCAACCGACGTGCCCCCACCAACCGAGGCCAACACGATCGATCTCAACACAATCACTCATGAGGACGTTATTCAGCGCCTTATCGACGTGAACAAGCGCCTCACCTACGAGCTGCTCATTAGCCTCAAGCTGCACGAGCACATCAGCGTTCGTGATAACCCGGAGCTCGCCGCTCAGGCCGAAGCTAATGCAGCTGGCACGAGCGAGGAATAGGTTCTTGCCAGTATTTGAGACTCTCTCCCGCCGCAAGCGGGAGGGAGTTCCTCAACCAGCGAATAAGATTTTAAAGTCTCCAGAGACCAACAAAACAAAACCAAAATTAATCTTCAACAAAATATGATAACAGGAATGACATTCGAGCCGTTGACAGAGATTTCCCGACTCCGGGAAAAAGTTCTTAACCTAGAGCGTTTACTCAAACAGCCCAAACTTATCGGCCTCGTTGGATGTGCTGGCGCTGGGAAATCAACCGTCGCAAACATTATCGAGAGCGACTACGGGTTCTCAAAAGTCAGATTTGCGAACGGCATAAAATCCATGCTTCGTGCATTGCTTTTCGAGACTGGACTCGATCACGGGCGGATCCACGAAATGCTCGACGGCTCTTTGAAGGAGACCGCGTGCGACGAGTTGTCTGGAAAAAGTCCAAGGTATTGCCTGCAGACACTTGGGACAGAATGGGGGAGAGAGTTTATCTCTCAGAACTTCTGGGTAGATCTAACGATGCATGCGGTGGATAACCTGCTAGCCGTATCCGAGTCAGTCGTAATCGACGACGTGAGATTTCCTAATGAAGTCAAGGCCGTTAAGGATTCTGGCGGAAGAATATTCCGAGTGATGCGAGATCACGATCCAATACCTGAAGCCGGGCACAAAAGCGAAGGACAAATACTTGAATTCGACGCGTGCATTCTTAACAATGGATCAATCGCAGATCTTGAAGGTCAGATTGCGAGATTACTATGAGCCAAACAATCAAATCAAATGAGTTCGGACATGGGGCGGGCAAGGGCGACGACGAGCGCCCCGTAGACCGCATCAAGTACAGAAAAAATTACGACGCCATCAAAAAATTGGGACTCAAAGGTATGCCAGTTAAAAAGAAAGGTGGTAAGACAACCTACAAGTACTAGTGATAACTCTTCGTGAGTATCAAGTACGGGCCGTCGATGTACTTTCCAAGTCGATAGCTGACAACGGCGTCGCGGTAGACCTTTCGGACACGGGTCTAGGGAAGACGATGCACAGCTTGGGAACGGTTCAGCGATTTGGATCCGAGATTCAATTCATTGTGATATGCCGAGCTGTATCCCGGCACAAGTGGGAAAAGGCAGTTCGAGACTTCGGCCTGCAGGATCGCTGCATTGCGGTGGACAGCTACCAGAAGTTCACGAGCGGTCGTCACTACAAGGATCATGTGACGAAGATCAAGACGCGGGGCGTAAAGTACGTATGGGCCGACCGGGAGGTGCCTATGATCGTGATCTTTGATGAGTGTCAGGACGCGGGCGGGCTCACCAGCCTGAACAGCCAGCTACTGATTGGATGTGGCGAGTGCACCGGGACGTTCCCGCTGTGCCTAAGTGCGACGGTCGCTGACAGCCCGCTGAAGCTCAAGGCGCTGGGGTTCTTAACTGGCATGCACGACTTGCGGAACTACTACCAGTGGTGCCTGCAGAACGGATGTGGCAAGAGCCCGTTTGGATTCAACAATCTTTACTTCCGAAACTCCGACCGAAAGGCGGTAGTCGGCAAGCTACACCAACATCTGAAGCAATACGGCGTACGTGTCAAGCGCGAGGAGGTGCTTGAGTACATGCCCGAAGAAACTATCGAGGTAGAGCTCTGGGACGTCGGGAGCAGGCCAAAGTCTGGAGTCGTGGCCGACGCGCTTGAGATGCTGGAGCGTACGCGTGACGAGGATCTGGTGCGCCACGAGGAGGCGGTGCCCGGCGCGGTAGAGACCATGCGTAATCGTCAGGAGGCGGAGCTTCTAAAACTACCAGCACTGGCGCGTGAAATCATCGCAGCCGTCGAGGACGGACTCTACGTGCCCGTGTTCCTCAACTTCGTGAACTCGATCGACGCGCTCGTCTCGTTACTCGCGGGAGATGGCATCACTGCAGGCGTCTTCGATGGTCGCGATACAAAGAACCGCGATCAAACGCTTCAGGATTTCATGGATGCAAAGTTGCAGTGCATCATCCTACAATCTCAGGCTGGATCAGCTGCGATTGATTTGCACGACGTAGTTGGAGGACGTCCACGCTGCACGTTCATCTGCCCTACTTATCACGCGGAAACCTTACTTCAGATGCTGGGACGTGCAACGCGTTTCGGTGCCAAGTCTCCAGTGCTTCAGCGCATCTGCTTCGCCGAAGGAACGATCGAGGAACGCGTGTACCGGGTCGCTGAAACCAAGTGCGAGAACATACGCGCAATGAACGACGGCGAGTGGACAAACGCTTTTGGCAATTGACATCCCAATCCTTTTGGGATCATTCTTGTAGCTTATGGACAATATCAATTTACCTAAAATGAAAACTAAAAAAGAAATCCCAGAATGCGTGCGCGAGTACTTGAGTGCGCTTGGTAAAAAAGGCGGAAGTGTGAGCAGCGAAGCGAAACGCGCATCCTGCATAATCAATGGTTTGAAGGGCGTCGAAGCCCGCAGAAAGAAAAAAGAAAATTCTGCAGAATAAAGGATTGACCGAATCTGGTTTGCTCTTTAATCTTCGACCCATGCCAACAAAACCGACACATCAACCAAAACCAATCGTTACCCATGCCGACTCCGAAACGCGCCCTCATCATCCCTACGGCCCATCGTCGCTTAAAAACTACGAGTGCTGCCCCAGCTACAAAAGCCGAGGCGGATCAAACCCCGTCGCAGAAGCTGGCACACGGATCCACAACGCGGTTGAAAAAGGGAACCCAAGCCTCCTCATCGACGGCGAAGAACAAGCCCTCGCAGTCACTTGCTTGGACTTTCTTGATGACGTCAGACGAGCTCGCGCAGTCTCTGCAAATCTTGTCGCTAGCCATCAGGAAATCTTTTTTGAAATTGATCTTGGCGAGCATTCAACTTACGGGACGTGCGACTTGCTGGATATTTATGATGACGGTGATGCTACGCTTTTCGACTGGAAGACGGGCTACGGATCTGTGGACGATGCTGAGTCTAACTCGCAAGGCATCGCGTATTGTCTGGGAGCATTTGCCGCTTTCCCAGACATCAAAAGAATTCAAATCTACTTTGTCCTCCCTCGACGACACGAAATTTCCCTCGCTGAATTCACGCGAGAGGACATTCCTCGACTCAGTCTTAGACTATCGACGATCATTGCTCGCGCAAAAGAGCTCGCTGGAAAAGAGTTTAATCCAACCGAAGGCGTCTGCAACTACTGCGCGTACCAAGGCTCCTGCAAGGCGCTCGCGGGCCGTGCGCTCGTAGTCGCTCAGAAAGCCGGGTTCGAGGTTCCATCCAACATCAGCGGAAATGGTTCTCCAGAGGAGAAGGCGCAGCTCTTGAAGCTAGCCAACATCCTCGCTGACTGGTGCGACGCCACGAAGAAGGAACTGCTACGTCAGGCGCTGGAGGAGGGAATTGAGATACCGGGCTACCGCCTAGATCACCGCAAGACGCCGCGTGTCGTCGAGTCGCCACTGCTCGGCTTTGCAGCCGTAAGCGACATGATGACCTTTGAAGAATTTCTCGGAGCCTGCACCCGCGTAAGCGTGGTCGAGCTTGAGAAGATAGTCGCGGAGAAAGCAGACCGGGGTCAGAAGGGCAATGCCCGTCAGACCTTGGAGTGCCGACTACGTGACAAGGGAGCGCTGAAGGATGAAGGAATTATCCACATCCTGAAAGCTATCCGTAACTAAACAACAAACCCAAAATACCATCCATACCATGGCTACACTAACCCTAACGCCGAAAGGCACCACGAAGCCCGCAACCGCTCCCGTCGAGATCATCGATGAGTCCAGCGAGCTTGTCACCACGCAGTCCGCTCTCGCGGCTCCAGTCAAGGTTTCTGCTTCGGGAATCGAAGGAGAGATCACCACGGCGGACGTAAACACTCCCCGCATCAACCTTGTCCAGAAGTCTGGTCAGCTGGTCGATAGCTTCAGCCCCGGCTCCTTCCTCCTCGTCAAGGAGGTCGTTCTCGCCAAGCCGAACGAGTCGTTCAAGTTCACACCGCTTCGCCTGAAGAAGTACTACCAGCTCAAGGTCGAGTTCGGTACGTCTCAGGACATGCCGCCCAAGTTCAACACCATGCAGGAAGTCATTGACTTCGGCGGGTCGTTGCAATACGGGGACGAGAAGTACTGCGTCGAGATGGCAGATATCCTCATGGCCGTTGAACAGCCAGAGGGAGCTGACGATCAGCTCTTCCCGTACAGCGACGGCAAGAACAACTACGCGCTCGCCCTCTACACCGTCGGCAGCAGCTCGTACACGTCCCTCGCAAAGCGTCTCATCACGGACTCCGTAGGTCTCCTACGTAACGGCCTCTACACGGGCTGCTACGAGATCCACAGCGAGCTGCGTAAGAACGCAATGAACAGCTGGTACGTGCCAGTCGCCAAGTTCCTCGGTAAGCACGAGGATCCTGAGTTCTTCAAGAACATCGCGGGTCTCTAAGTTAATCGCGGCCCGTCGTTTTTTACAGCGGCGGGTCGCACTACTTTTGAAAAGGAATTTAATATGATTGTTGCTTTAGATACGGAAACCTATTACGACGACGAGGTCTCCATCAAGACGCTCGGAACGTGGCACTACTTGCGCCACCCCAAGGCCGACCTGTACTTGCTTTCTGTAGCTTCAGACAACGGGCTCAGGTGGGTGGGTCATCCCAAGGATTTTGATTGGTCGCAGATTGTAGGGCCACACGTAACGTGGCTCTCGCACAACGTATCGTTCGACTCCATGGTCATCGAGCGCCTGCAGGAGCTGGGACACGCCCCGGAGAGCATCGAGATCGCGGAGTGGGTATGCACAGCCGACATGGCCGCGTACCTAGGGCACAATCGAAGCCTAAAGGAAAGCGCTAACAGCCTGCTGGGAGTCGAGATGACGAAGACCGTCCGAGACAACATGATGGGCCAGCGCTGGGAAGACATGGACGTGTTCTTTCGGGACGACGTGGTCAAGTACGCTCTGGACGACGCGGTTCATTGCCTCAACCTTTTCCTGCAGCACGGCGACAAGTTCGTGGAGCACGAGCGCGAGATCAGCGCCATGACTCGCACCATGTGCTCACGCGGAGTTCCGCTCGACGTGCCAGCTCTCGACAAGGCGATCACCAAGCTGCAGACAGCTATTTGGCAAGCCAAGCTAGACATCCCGTGGGCCGACCGAGAAGCCATCCTCTCCCCGCTGGCCGTACGTGCCGAGTGCGAGAAGGTAGGCATCTGGGCTCCAGCTTCATTCGCCAAGGGCGACGACGAGGCGGAGCGCTGGGAGGACGAGTTCTCTCACCTGCACCCATGGATCAAGGCCGTACGTAACTTTAGGCGCGGAAACAAGCACCTGAGCACACTTGAGACCATGAGGAGTCGCTGCAGAGAAGATGGGACTATGCCCTACGGCTTGAAGTTCTTTGGAGCGCATACCGGGCGTGACAGCGGAGACGGCTCGTGGAACGCGCAGAACCTTCCCAAGGGCGAGGTCTTTGACGTCGATGTCCGCAGCATGATCAAAGCGCCAGCTGGGTACACGTTCGCAATCGTTGACCTTAGTCAGATCGAGCCACGCGTTCTTCACTGGTTAGCTGGAGACACCAAGATGCTAGAACACATTCGCCAGTGCCCCGACTTCTACGAGGCTCAGGCGCGTGCCATGGGCCTCTGGAGCGGGGACGAGCCACTACGTACTGATCCCAAAAAACGCCACCTGATTAAGGGTTTAAATCTTGGCTTGGGCTATGGCATGGGCGCGAAAAAATTTGCTTCGGTCGCGGATATTCCTACAGACGAGGCGGAGCGCCTTACGCGCCTGTACCGCACCAAGAACCCTCTCGTAACTAAGCTCTGGAAAGACTTAGAGGAGGTACTACGTAGTACTGCGACAAGCAAGGACGACAAGAACGCAGAGATCGAGATGCCTTCGGGTCGCAAGATGACATACCGAAACGTGTCAGTGGATCACGGCGGACTGACCGCGCAGATCCCGCGCCAAGGTAAGTTCATGCGCTTAGGATTCTGGGGAGGAGTCGTTACGGAAAACCTAGTGCAGGCAACGGCTCGCGACGTGTTTATGGATTGCTGCTTGCGTATCGAGGCTCAGGGCTTCCCGGTACTCATGAGGATCCACGACGAGGTCGTGTGTCAGGTGCCAGCGGGCGACGAGGGTAAGCGCTGCTTGGACGCCATCGTCGAGATCATGTCAACGGCTCCTGAGTGGGCCGAGGGACTTCCACTATCCGCAGAGGGATCACTATCCGACGTCTACAAGAAATAATTATGAAAAGAAAAACAGAAACACCAATAACAGACGCATCCGTATCGTGGGACGAATCCACCGAAATGGAATATGTTCCAGCGGAAATTTGCCGAAGTCTTGAACTTCAAAATGCACAACTCCGAAAAAATGCTGAAGAGATTCAAAACTCTTTGAGAAAATCCTACGAGCTGGTTGAAGAGATGAGGCGTCAGCGCGATAGCGCTACAGACCTCGCATGCATATTCATCGAAGACAACTGATGAGCTGCGCGAAGAAAAAAGTTCTCTGTTTCCTGATTTCCGAAGATTTTGAGGTTTTCATTGGAGAGAACAACTGCTTGAATCCCCAACCCGCTTGCCCGCGAGAGCACGGCGAGGGATACGAAAAATGCAAAACAATCTGCCAACAAACTGCCCACGCCGAGGTCAACGCAATCGCGCTGGCTGGAGCAAAGGCGCGGGGAGCAGATGCGTACGTGCTTCACAAGCGCGTGTGCTGCGATTGTCAGAACGCGCTCGATAGCGCAGGAGTAAAGTCAGTAACGCTAGTCTAAACACACACACACACACCGACATATATGAAGTTATTCTCACTGAAGAACCTCGTCACACACGAGATTCTTGAAACCGACGACCAGTACCTAGCTGGCACCGAGAACCCACGCAACCTGCTGGACACTCCCCTGAAAACTAAAGAGGAGTACTCGCTCTGGTGCGCCGACGCCACGACCAACGGAGTCTTCCTATCAGCTGCAGAGGGCGTCAACCCTCACGATAGAGTGAAGGATAGTAACCCGGCGAAACGGCTGCACGGCATCATCGGCGACTACGACGCGGAGACCGCGATGGACAACATCGACAAGCTATCGAAGAGCACCGCGTACATGCCAGCGTACATCATAAGCACCTTTACGCCGGGCAAGGTTCGCCTGATCTGGGCCTTCGAGGCTCCAGTCAACGTGCTCAACGAGGCTATTACCGAGAAGTTCCTGCAGGAGCTGAACAAGGCCGTGCGTATCTCGTCGGCGCTTCCCGGCTTTGACAAGAAGAGCTTCGAGCTTAACCAGTACTTCGAGATGGGCACGCAGTGGAACGCGGTCACGATCGACGGCGCAGTTCCTTTCCTTCCATCAACGCTACTTGAGACCTGCCTGCTGCAGGGCGCAGAGAAGGCCAAGATACAGCCTACCGACGCTCCGCTGATCCCGATTGAGATCGTTGCAGCCGAGGTAGAGATCCAGTTCCCGAACCGCATTCAGGGCACCTTCGAGATTGGAAAGAAGCAGCCCCTGTTCTGGATCAACGACGGCATCGATCGACTCGCGTCCGTTGTCTCGGAGAACGGGATGGTCATTTACTCAGACCGCGAGGGCACCAACTTCAAGACGTGGCGTCAGATCCTAGGCGGCAAGTTCGTCGAGCGGTTCGAGCAGGAGCAGACTGGCAAGGCCGCTGCCATGTTCTACTTCGACGGCAAGACCTATTGGACAAAGCACGACACCGAGAACTTTGTGTACCTGCAGAAGGAGGACGCCAAGCTGCACCTACGGGGTGCCGGGGTCAACGATCGCCCGCAGCGCGGACAGCAAGTCAGCGACGTGGAGCGCGTACTCATCCACGTTCAGACTCAGCGCCGTGTCGCAGCCGCAGTTCCAATCCTGTTCTGTCCAGACGAGACCGTCGATTTCGGAAGCGAGCGATACCTCAACATCAGCAACAAGCGCGTAACGCAACCCGCTGCCAGTGCGTCGGTGGATCAGTTCCCATGGCTGCACGAGTTCATCATGAAGTCGTTCGACGGAGAGTTCGAGGGCGTGCCTGCTTACGAGTACTTCTTAGGATGGTTCAAGCGTTTCTACGAGTCAGCGCTCAAGTGCAGGCCGCTGCCCGGCCAAGTCATCATCATAGCTGGCGAGGCTCATACCGGGAAGAGTTTCCTGAACAAGTGGGTCATCGGCGAGGCGCTGGGTGGATCAGTTGACGCGGAGCCTCTTCTCATGAAGGAGACCAGCTTCAACAAGCAAGGTGCTGAGTGCGCTCTCTGGCGCTGCGACGACGCGGCAACGGACGGCAACTGGAAGACACGCGAGATGTTTACCAAGAGCCTGAAGCAGATGGCCGCGAACCCATCGCAGCTTTACCAGCCCAAGTTCCGAGACAGCGTAGAGCTTCCATTCCTCGGACGCGTCGTAGTCACCTGCAACACCGACCCGGAGTCGCTAAGAATCCTTCCAACGCTAGACGGAACGATTCGAGACAAGATCATGCTCTTCAAGCTGCGCGAGGGATTCAGGCCGCACTTTTTCAGCAACAACTACGACAACGAGCAGCGCGTGTGCAAGGAGCTCCCGTTCTTCTTGCGCTGGCTGCTTGACCGCGAGATGCCTGAGACCATCGTGGATCCAGTGTTTAAACGCTTCGGAGTGAAATCGTTTCACCACGCGGAGCTGGTAACCGTGGCGCAGACCACACAAAGCGAGTACGTGTTCTCGGAGATCCTCGACGCATGGCTCAACGCCAAGCGGGAAGAACGCGTCAAGGAGATCGAGGTCACTGCTACAGAGCTCAGGACGCAGCTAGCAGCGGTGCTGGGTCAGGGCGCGGATCTATCGAACTTCAAGACGGTGTCGATCGGAAAGCAGCTCAGTAAACTTATGGAGCAGCAGATGGTGCGTGAGCTCAAGGGCAAGCGTCTTCTGGACGGCAAGATGAAGTACAAATTCGTCTTCGGCGAGCCCATGGCGGAAGCTCCGTTTTAAGAAAAAAAGTTTCGGTGTCGGTCGTGTGTGAGGGGCTCCAGTCGTCTACGGATGGCTGGAGCTCCTTTGTTTATGCGGGTCTAGGGGGCATGAAAATAATTAAAACTTTTTGTTGCAACCGAAGCGGATTCGTATATCTTCATTACCAGACAGCAACAACAACACACAACCAACACACACACGACCATGACCAACAACACACAATCGATCGTCATCACGATCAACACCACGAACCACGCGTTCCAGCCATCCCTAGACTCGGAGGTTTCAAGAATCCTCCGGGATTTAGCGGATCGCATCGACGACGGGCACACTCCCTCGTTCCTGTACGACGCCAACGGCAACGTAGCTGGTAACGTCGCCTGCTTCAACCAACCATCCAACATCTAAACACACGACCATGGGCTACACATCATATTATACATTTAACAGGGCCGCGCTGACGCCAGCGGAAATTGCAACGGGCTTCGCGCTCGCAGCCAAAGAGATCAAGCGCCTGAAGCAGTACCTGCCAAAGGACATCAAGATCAAGGGTGGCCTAGGAACAGGCGCTGCAGTCATCAACGATGAAGAGATCTGGTTCAACGGCGACGCCAAGCACGGCCTCGACCACGAGACCTTCAGCGTGAAGCGCGACGCCGACCCGCTGTACCCAGAACGCAACTGGGAGTTCTGCAAGACCGCTCGCAAGCCCTACGACGTCCTCGTGTGCTGCGCGTTGATTAGCCTGAAGCGCCACCTGCCCGGTGCCTTCAGCTTCACCAGCGACGGCGATCGCAGCGACTGGGCCAGCGCCATTGCGTTCTACAACGCCAACACGGGCGGGCACCACGGCACCAACAATACACTGCACCTATAATGAAAACCTACCCACCACTACTGCAGCAGGTGCTCGATGAGACCGCTGCAGAGCGCCAGCGCATCACCGAAGAGGTGAAGAACAAGTACCAGAACGAGGAACTCAAAGAGCTAGTGCGAAAACTTCGGATAGATTTGCTGGAGATCGAAGAACAACTCTTCAGTCATCCCGACCGAGACGTGGGAAACACCAAAGTCCACTACGCATGGCACAAAGCAAAAGCCGCAATCGCCAAGGCAGACGACAAACTATCAAAAATAAAATGAACCAGCCACCACTACACAAACGCGGAGACCTGAGCCCTTGTGGCACTCTTAGGTTCTTCAGCTACCAGTCCTACGTATCGAAGAAGACCGGGGAAAGATGTGAGAGATGGATACCAATCCATGTTTTTGAGGACTACAAGCGGAATGTAATACAAAGAAACCTGCAATCCAACGCCAGCGGAGACTTCATCCGAAGCCAACGAGCCAAAGTCAAGCAATCATGAGCCAACTCTGGGACACTATACGATCCCTAGAAGCCAAGCTCGTCATCGCCGAGTACGAAGCACGGGAAAAGATCTCAGCGCGTCAGGACGTAAGGGAAGCATTGCTTCAGCGTGCCATACGCATTGCAGAGAATGCAATTGACGCGCACAGCTGCAGCTGCTCAGTATGCAAAAAGGATTTGCAAAACCTCAACAACCTCAAAGCAGAACTGCGCTAGCCATACCAATGAAACCCAAGATCAAAGCCTCACTGCCAACGTGCGTCAAATGCGGATGCAAGGCACCCGTAAACGCGAAGACCAACAAGTGCATCAGCTGCGACACCTCGAAATGAACTGGATCCTCGCACTTGAATGCCTTGGAGTTGGAGCCGCCGGGGCGCTGATCGCGTTCCTTGTCATCTGCTTCATCCCGGAGATTGAAGAATTTTTCAGGAGTAAAAAATGACAACCAACCACGACACACCAGTGCCACAAATACAATCAGCGTATCTTAACATCCTTATAGCGGTTGACGATGCTGACGATGCAAAAGACGCATGGGGGAGGGAAAGATGGGATCATGCTATCATGCACATTGACTTAGCAATAGAGCAACTCCAGTCAGCGAAATATAAAATTCAACACCATAAACAAAAATGATAACAACCGACACCCCACGAACGGATGAAGTTCTTATGCATTGCCCTAGTCATTTGCAGGAGGTGGCTCTTGCTAACTTGGCGCAGGATTTAGAAGCAGAGCTTGCCGAGTCTCAGGCCGAGGTCGAGAGGCTTCGATCACTCTTAAGAGATCATGCAACTTACTTGCGTAAAAACGGATTTGACCATCAAGCAAACTTTTTAGATCCAAAATGAACCACGACACCCCGCGAACGGAATCGTCCGATAATCATCCGACTTTACAGCAGAAATCAACCGACACACCCAAACGATACGTCACAGTCGTCTATGAAATCCGTGATGAAACCGAATGGAGGAAAAAAAACCCATTGAGGTACGAACACAACGGACTCAGCGCAGTTACAGTTTCAGCATACGATGCAATCGAATTACTGGAGAAATCTGAGGCCGAGGTCGAGAGGTTGAAGGAATCACTCAAAGCGTGGACAACGATCGATTAATAATGAAATACAGGATCATCAAGACAAAGTGCGGGAAGTATTTCATCAAGTACAAGTTCCTCGGCTTCTGGCTAACGCATCATCCCTTAAAGGGCCCGACGTACATGGATTCATTCCACCACGCCGAGCTAGAGCTCAAAGCCATCAAGCGGTACCTCTCATCAAAGAGAGAGATTGTCCACGAAGAGTAACCAACAACCTATGAAAATAAAACTAACGATCGATCAGGAAGCAAAGATAGTTGCCGAGAGCCTGCAAGAGGCATTCGACCGCAACTATGGAATGGAGAGCGACCGCGATACCCTAGAGCTTCAAGAGGCTCTTCGCGTCGTGTTTCACTACTACACCGGGGAAGAAATAGAATGAAAGCCACACTCACCTTCGACCTGCCTGAAGAGCAGTCAGAACACCTCGCCGCTGTCCATGGATCCGATTGGAAGCTCGTAGCTTGGCGCTTGAACGAGTTCCTTCACCGCTGCAGGAAAGACGATATCAATGCGTCAGTGCAGCAACTCTCAGATCACCTGCACGAGCAGATCGAGATGCTGGGCTTGTCTTTGGAGGATTGAAATAAATGGTTGCATAGTTTTATGCATCCATATATTGTCGAGGTATGACAACATACAACGACGAAAGAAAGTATAAGCAGGGCTTCGTTCGCGAGGACGGGAAAGTTTTTCATGGGTATAAAAGACGCATGGATGGATCTTTGAGCGAAACTTGGATGACGCCCGAAGCATTTACTAATTACCGATGTAAGACACGCGAATGGATCGAAAAAAACTATGATCGGCACCGGGAAAACGTGCGTCGAAGTATGGATAAACGGAACGCAAAACTATTTCCAGACAGCGAAGAAATCACGCGAAAGATCATCGAGATCAACACTCCGCTCAAATATCAATTCACTAACTAGAAATAATACATGTTACATTGATTCAATGCGTCAGTGGTTCAGTGCATCAAAGTAACATCAATTAGCAAGTGGATTTAAGTGGAAGTGGGGGAGAAATAAATGGAGAAATAAAGTCCACTACAGCTAAAGCTATGAATTCAAATGACTTACGAACGAAAAAGTGGAGAAGTGTAGAAGTGCGTAAAAAAAAAACCTCCGCGGCGGCGGCGGCGGCGGCGGCGGCGTCTATTCTAACTACTACTTTTTCTACAATATATAAATAAACTCCACTTCCTCCACTTCTACTGCCCTTCGGGCCTTTGTCTATGGGCTTGCGCGGCGGAGTGGATGTCGTTTTTTTAAATCCACTTGACCCCACTTGTCTCTGTACAACTCCACTTCCCGCGCTCGTAACTTGTCTCTGGTTTCTGTTGTATCAGTGTACCATGGTTCAGTGCTTCAGGGTAACAGAGTAGAACGCAGAACGCTTCTCTGTACAGGCGTCTCGATCGTGCGCTGGTCGCTTTCTCTGATCGCGTCGCTCCCTTCTGTGCCGCTTTCCCGCGCCGCTAGATACCATAGGAATCGTTTTCAGTGTCGCGCTGGTACATTGCGCCAAACTACTTGGAAACGGCGTTTAAATCGATCCTAGAGCGTTTTGTTTTCCTGCGCTGTAATTATATAAAGTTAAATGATGCATTGTCGCAGTGCATCGGTGTTGCATTGTTTCGGTGCCTAACAGCACGTTAATGAATTAACGATATAATGGTTAGCGATTTCCCCGCTTCGGTAACTCTGTCCGAACCTGATAACGCTCTATAACATCAGATAACCTTCGTCATCGATACTACTCCAATACCGATACCACTATACCACTACTAACTACCTAAGTGCCTCACTGCTACATGGTTACCACATATCAGTGCATGGTGCTGCTTGGTGGACTGTCCGCTCGATCGGGCCGGGGGGTGGGGGGAGGAGGAGGGGGGGTGGCCGGGTGGGGGGAGGAGGAGTGGGCCGGGCCGTCTCGCCCGCCCCCCACTCAAAAGGGAGGTAGCCAAATTTTTAGAAATATTTTTTTTTTTAGTGGTAGTGGGAGTGCCATCGCTAAATTTATTTTCTTGCGTTGTCGTACAACTATCAATAGTTTTTGAAAATTATGGGAGGAAGAACTAAAAATCCATACGGGCCATCTGCTACGACTGGCGGGTTGAATTCAAGCGTTGCTACTACACCAGTAGGACAACCAGCTTCGTTGGGTTTGAATAATCCGAATCTGAATACGAGCATGGCTATTCCCGGTGTGGTGAACAATTCAAGTACGAGTACGATGGGACTGAACACTCCTTCAATGCCTACCAACCAAACACCACAAAAAATCGGCGGTTCCCAAATGAACATGCCTCGCGTACCCGCAATTGGTAAGTCGATTGCGGCGGCACCCCTTCCAAACATGGGTCAACCAGCAGCCAGAAATACCAGATCACAAGTAATAGCACCCACCATGGGATCTATAAATGTGAGGCGCTAGTTTATGCCTGTCTTAGAAAATCTCACACACGAACGATTCTGTTCTCTCATCGCCGAGACTGGCGATACGGCTGCGGTTGCGTATGGGAAAGTAAACCCGACGGCCAAGGCTCCGAAGGTTTACGCAAGCAACCTGATGAAGCGTACGGATATCATCTCGCGAATCGCGGAGATACGTACCGAGGTGGCTACCCGTAGCGTCGCCGTCATTGGCCGCAAGCGAGAGCTGCTACGTCTCATGATCGAGGGAGCGGTTCCTACCAAGGTCGTCAACCGGGCGAACGGAGTGGAGGAGACCTACGACAAGCTCGCTGCCATGGCGCTGGACGCGAAACTTGCTGGAGAGCTTTCCGACAACATTAACCTTACGGCCAATAGCGAGTTGAAGTTGAACTTTACGGTTCGTGACCGGGACAGCAAAACCCTAGACGGATCAGGCGTCATGGACGCCGTACTCATTCCCGACGCAAACGAAGAGCCGCTAGCGCTTCCTGAGCCTGAGCCCGACGTTCAGTTCGCACACCTTGTAGATGACGAACCCACAGACACCAGCGCGTAACGTAAGCCACGCCCTCAAGCTCGCGGAAGAGATTCGCAAGCAAGTCGATAGGGACGAGGAGAGGGGGATCCTCTACGGCGCTAGCCACATCCTTCGTCACGCTACGGCTAACGCCAACAACGTCGTACTCGACATCCCAAAGGCCAAGGCCGTTGTACTACAATTTGTGCAACATCTGCTCGACAAGAATCAATTCGAGGCCGCAGCCACAATCCTATGGGGGTCGGAGGTGTACGACTGGAGGCCAGAGTCGGCGCGAGACACGTGGAGATGTCTCTTCAAGTACGACAAGCTACTCATTCAGGGAGCGGGAGCCATGGGCAAGTCGTTCAACGGAGCTGCGTGGTTCTACCTCGATTGGCTGAGAGATCCTTTCTATACCTGTATCAAGGTCATCAGTCTTACACGCGAGCACGCGGAGCGAAATATCTACGCGCACATCAAAAATTTCCACCGATCGGCGCTAGTCAAGCCAGAGTTCCCGAAGGGCGAGGCGCTAGTCACATCGATTCAAGCCAACGAAGATTCAAAGCAGGGCATTCACCTAGTCGCTATTCCTCGCGGAGATAGCGGAGCTGGAACGCTACGCGGTTTCCACCCAGCACCGCGTTTCGGAAAAGCTCACCCAAGGTACGGACGCCTGTCTAGGATTCGCGTCGTTTTGGATGAGGCGGAGGAGATACCGGGAGGAGTATGGGAGGGCGTCAACAACATCGCGTCATCCATGGACGACGACCACTTTGCGGGACACATCAAGATTCTAGGAGCTTCTAACCCAAAAGATCGCACCAGCGACTTCGGAGCACGCTGCGAGCCCAAGAGCGGATGGGGGAGTGTCGATTGCGAGGAAGATTTCGAGTGGACAAGTCGCGATGGCTTCAGGGTACTTCGCGTCGATGCATCAAAGTGCGAGAACGTCATAGAAAAAAAGATCGTGTATGCGGGCTTGCAGACGTACGACGGCTTCATGAACTACGCGAATCGTGGTCACACGGCTGAGTACTTCACGATGGCACGTGGGTGGTTCCCGGAGGAGGGCATAGCCATGGCGGTAATGACCCCGTCAATGCTCGACAATGCCCTAGGAATGGTGCGATTCATCGGCCCGGTAGTTCCATTAGCCGCGTTCGATCTAGCGCTTGAGGGCAACGACAGCGTCGTCTGCAGCTATGGTAGGTTTGGTCTCTCAGACGGCTATACGCCGCAGTCAGGTCAGTTCATCCCGTACGAGAGCCCCAAGACCGTCCTTCAACTAGACTCACAGATCACGTTCCCCAAACGCGCCACACTCGAACAGACGACCGCAATCATCAAGTTCTGCCAAGACATGAAGATCAGTCCCAACTGGCTATGTGTCGATCGCACTGGCAACGGGTCTGGAATTCACGACGGGCTATGCACACTCTTCGGGGAGGAGGTGATGGGGGTGAACTACTCGTGGGCGGCTACCGACTCGCGTATCCTTGGAGATGACTCTCAGCAGGCGAACGAGCTTTACAGCGGAGTCGTTACCGAGCTGCTCTTCGGTCTCGCAAAGTACATCGAGTTTGGATACCTAAAAATTTCTCCCGGCTTCCGAACGGAAGATCTCATTCGTCAGGCTACGGGGAGGAGGTACAAGCAGAAGGGCAAAGGACTCGTGCGCGTGGAAGCAAAAGCAGAGTACGTCAAGAGAACCCGGAGCAAGTCACCGGATGCCTTAGACTCACTATCGTTGCTTGTCTATCTCATGCGGCAGCGCTCAGGCGTCGCAGCCGAGATGGTGACCGACAAGCCCAAGGAGAAGCGTGTGAGGGAGCGACGACTCGAAAGTTTGGTGGATGCAATGTCTTATGTTGACATGTCTGAATGAGGACAATACTTTTCAATACGCGTGGAGAAGCCTGCAGGCAAGTTGGGTCACTCCAACCCTCCACACCCAATTTATCACAGGTTCGTCTAACGGTAGGATGTCGCCTTCATACGGCGAAGATGAGAGTTCAATTCTCCCACCTGTCACCAACTAAAATTTATACGGAGTAGCTCAATTGGTAGAGCAGCAGAATTTGGATCTGCTGGTTCTAGGTTCGAGTCCTAGCTCCGTAGCCAAACATTTTTACTTGTCTTGCAACTTGTAAGGCATTACAACAAGTTCACATGAAACAAGGACTATATTCCAACATCAACGCAAAGAAGAAACGCATCAAAGCCGGGAGCGGAGAACGCATGAGGAAGGCTGGATCTTCCGGGGCACCTACCGCAAAGGCATTCAAGCAGTCCGCCAAGACCGCGAAGAAGCGATAATGGAAAAGCGATTCACCAAGGTCGTAAAGAACGAGCAGACTGGCAGGACTAAGACGATTAAGTTTGGTCAAGCTGGCAAGGCTGCGGACGGCAAGGATCGCATCAGGCCCTCCACGAAGAAGGCAGATAATTATTGTGCCCGATCTAACGCAATCAAGGGAGATTGGCGAGATGATAAAAACTCACCGAATAACTTAAGTCGTCGCAAATGGAAGTGCATAGGAAACCGATCTAAGAGGTAAAAAAAAATGGCGTTGTAATGGATATAAATCTATGAGATGATTTACTCATGGTTGATCATCAAAATCCCAACATCGTAGAAGGCCCAATAAAAGAAGGTGGAAGAACATACTACATTTGCAAGTGTCCATCTTGCGGGGATCTTAGAAAAGTCCGTAATGATTCCTTGGATAAAGTAAAAAGTTGCCATCCATGCCACCACAGAATAATCAGACCATTAAAACCAGATGGAGATTTTGAATGGTGCAACAAATGCAAAAAATGGAAAGTAATAGGCGAATTTTGTGTTCGTTCTGACGGAAAAACTAGATCGTGTAAAGAGTGTGAAAACAATTATAGGCTGAACAATCTTGAAAGAATTAATGAATACTCTAAAAAATACAGAGTAGACAATATTGAAAAGTCTATATTTTATGCGGCAACAGCAAGGGCTAAAGAGAACAATATTGATTTTAATATTGAAACTAGCGATATAATCATTCCAGATAAATGCCCAGTTCTTGGTATTCAAATATCAACCTCTGGAGAAAAAAATAGTAGTCCTTCTCTTGATAGAATTATTCCAGAGTTAGGATACATTAAAGGAAATATAAGAGTGATTTCTTGGAGAGCCAACTGGATTAAAAACAACATGACACCCGAAGAAGTAGAAAAACTCTACAATGATTCTCGCAAGTGGAAGTGCATCGGCGGAAGAAGCAAGCGCGGATAGATTAGATTGTGGTCTAATCTTTAGAGGATAAAATTAGACTGCGGTCTACGATTGCTGATCTTTTTGCCGATCCAATCGGTAGTTGCCAACTTATCAGCTAGGCTTACAAGTTGCCGATTGACATCGCAATCTGCGATATCGAACAGAAGCTAAAGTTGCTTTTGTGAGACATTATTGCCGATAATGTAATCTATAGGCTACATAAACACAATATATGTAGCGCGAACACTACACGCGACGAGTGTAGTATGCTTGCCGAGTTTATCATTAATGATAATTTGAGCAGTTATAACAAGTTTAGGGAGTTTATGTTGCGTGAAGCGGACATTGTTTACCTGAGAGGCTGGAACTGAAACGTAACTTCATTTATACACGCTGAGATAATCACCCATAAATAGATGTTACTATTCAAAAGTAATAAAAGGTGTTGATTACCAACGAGTTATTTTTCAGGCATCTATTCATTTAATAGGAATCTATTCTTTTTATAAGGACACCTTTGTTAAAACCTGTCCCTTTAAAAAGTACACCCTATCGGGAGCATTATTTTTAGCTCACAGAGATGGTAGTCTTTTGCTATACGCCTAACGCATACTTTTGATCTATATGTCAACTACGTGATGAGTTCTCGACGGCTGGAAAGCGTTTTCGAGTGAAATCACTCATTATCCTGAGTTAACGGGGGTGATTTGATTGAAAAAGAAACAGGATCCGACTTAGAGGAATCAAAGCGTAACGAAAGTCGAGTTAATCGATCGAGGCGGTCGCCAATAATTAACAGATCAGTTAAACTTCCCTATTTGATTAGATTCGGGTCGTGAAATCCCCTTATAGGGTCATTTCGACGCGCCAATCTAAACATTTTCTAGTGAATTTGTGATTGCATACCCCCAACCCGGTTGAGTATCTTATCCCCTCACCAAACCGTCGCCAGCAATGGTCGCGGATTGGGGTTTGGGAAAACCACTCTCCTGCTTCCTATGAGGCAGGGGAGTTTTTCTTTTTAAGGGATAAATGCTTGCATCGTATTACAATGTTGAGTAATTTCCACGCAGATGGCAAAACCCATTAACGGAATGATCCCACCCAACGGGTGGCATTACTATCAAAGTGATGTCAAACTAGAAGGAGCGTCGCTCGATGATTTGTATAAAGTCGTCGAGAATTTTCGTGCCGACAACTCGTACCCAGCTGGAGACGTGAAGGGCGATGTGGATGGATACATCTGCGGAAACTATCCATCGTTCTGCCATGGAGTGGACGACGTAACGATCAACGTCTTGAGTAGACAAGCCGCCACCCGGTCTGGTGAGCTTCTGCAGGATGTCTCTGCATGGGCCAACAATGCGCTTCGATCCAAGGATCCAATCAAACTCGTTCAAGACGACGAGGCCGAGCGACGTGCTAAGATTTGCAAAGCGTGTCCGCACAACGCTAGCTGGAGATCGGGATGCATTTCATGTATCGTCACCGCTGACCGCATCAGTGCTTCAGTGCGTCAGGCGAGAGATACGGAGACTTCCAAGAAGCTGGGTGGTTGTCACTTACTCAGGCATGACAACAGGTCAGCTGTATTCTTTGAGAAAGAAAACCTTGCAACAACTGGCGATTTGCCTACTAATTGCTGGCTAAAGTAAGACTATGGCATCTGACATCAAACCACTTCCTCCGCGTATTACGGACGCCTTTGCAAACAAGTCGGCGCGTATCGACGACCAGTCGAAGCCAAGACTACTTGGTCTGGATGTAGTGAATGCTGACAACAGCACGAACGACACGGTTAACCCGGAGACGCTACAAGTACGTCGTACGTTCAAGGACTCACGTCAAGCTCACAGCGCTTACCGCAGGTTGAAGCAGCAGAATCTTGAGCGCAACCGCAAGAACCAGCTTATCCAAAAGAAATTGAATCTGGAACCCCCCTACCAGAACAAGAAGTTGGAGAGCATGGGTCAGAACTGGAGGAGCAATCGTCCTACCGGGTTTTTGTCTACCATGGTGAGCAGGATTCAACCTCCTTTCCGGGAGGTGATCGAGACAGCTCCAACACTCACTTACAGCAAGTATCCATTGGAGTCTGTGGATTCCGAGAACAAGACAAAAGTTTTCCGCGAGGAGATTACAAAGACGATCCGCGCTTGGAAGGGGCACGACGATTTGCTTGCTCAGACGACGCACGAAAACACTTGCTTTGGTTTCTGCGGTTGGGTATGGGATGACATAAGAGATTGGAAACCTGAATTCCTAAGACAGGACTACACGTTCTTCTCAATCGAAACCCCACAAGTAACTGATGCAACACCTATTTGGGCTCGTAAACGTCGCTATCAAATCTCCGAATTGCTTCCAGTGCTTGAGAAGCCTGAAATATCCGCGCTGGCAGGATGGCACATCAACAACCTCGTCAAGTCTATCAACAATGCAATTCCTGCTGGACGAACTCTGGACTCAAATGACGATGCTCGTAGGTACGAAGATTGGATTCGTGAAGGATCTTACGGCGCGGCTTACGAGAACGACGCGAAGTATGTTGAGCTAGGCGAAATTTTCGTAAAAGAGCCACACGGCAAGATCTCCCGATACTTGTTCGACGACAAGAGCGGAGACGAGATCTGTACGCAGGTAGATCGGTACAATACCATGTCCGAGTGCTTGGCACTCTTTTCGGTTGAAATCGGAAGTGGAAACCTCATGTCGAGCCGTGGAGCCGGGCGCGATCTTTACAACACGCACGTAGCGATCGAGAAAGCACGTAACCTTGTCATCGACAACGTCTATCTCAAGGGTCTTTTACTTCTCAAGAAGGGGCCGAATGCACGCCCCGATACCGCACCACTTTCTGTAGCGCATCCAGTAGCCTATATCTCGGATGGGTACGACGTGATACCGCAGCAGATTCCAGCGGACGTGGATGACTTTTTGAGGCTTGACCAGTTCGTCAGCGGACTAGCTGAGATTCAAGTCGGTACATTCCTTCCCGGTTCTGCTATGGAGTCTGGTGGTGGAAGAAAGACCGCGTCTGAGGTCAACCGCGTCGCTGCGATTGAGAACCAACTTCGTCAGGGAATTCTTATGCGCTGGTCTCGTCAGTATTCAAAGGGCATCGAGCGCATGCAACGCGGAATCTGTCACCCTGAACACGTGAAGGCCGCTGCAGATCTTCATGGTATGTTGCAGCAGGTGCGTCAGGTAGATCCTTCTGCCATCTGGGCACGTAAAGAGGTAGTAGATGCCTTTGAGCGCTCTGGAATGGAGATGCCAAGGTTCCTTGTTCCTTTTGAGATCGATCAACACTTGGATGAGGACGCAGTATCGTGCTGCTTGGCGATGATGGATCGTAATTTACCGCCGTCCGACATCCTGCTCATGGCTTATAGTTCCGCTTCCGAGTTGCTTGTTGACGACACGCTTCAGATCAATCAGATGATCGACTTGGTCGTCCAGCGGTACATTGGAAACCAGAACATCAATCAGGACGAGCTGATGAAACTCGATCTTGCTTCTAAGGTCGGAGCTGCAAAGGCTAATGCCCTTGTTCTTCCGAAGGATCACGTCGAAGCGGTTGGCATTGAAGCAACTCGCCAGCAGGTCATTGAACTTCAGTCCATCATGGCTGGTCAGGACATCGGAGTGTCTCCTCGTGACAATGACGTCGTGCATCTTGAGACAATGACTCAGAGACTCATGCCACTCATTCAGCAAGCTCCCGCTGGATCACTTTCACCAGAGATCATGGGGCCGCTGCAGGCCGCTGTTCAGCACTACGCAAATCACATCAAGCAGGCAGATGCCAAGGGCGTGCATGGTCAGGTTACTGGGCCGTTCAAGAAGGCGCTCAACGCTGCGGTCAATCACCTCAGTGCAGGAGCGATCAAGAATGTACCTACGGACGTGGAACCAGCGGCTGCGATGCCGGGAATGGGTCGCTCGCGTGGGCCAGCGCCAGCTGAAATCGGAACACAAACTTCTCAGGCTGGAATCGTTCAAAGCATAGCGACACCTCCAAAACCCCCAACTGCGGGATAAGTTATGGGCGGAGCTAATACATCAGACCCCAATTTCCTGAAGTGGAAATCTCAATACGCCCCCAACGATTCTGGTGGTGATTATGATCTTGAAGGGGCATACAGGGCTGGAATAAAGCCAGATTCCGAGAGCGGTCATTTTCCCGACACATTCAAGAAAACTAATCACCCGACTTTTTCAAACGAGTCCAAATACTCAACCCCAGAGACTCCGGGTGGTACATGGGAAGTAGATGCAAAAGGACGTAATATATTTACTCCTTCCCAATGGATGGCATCTGATGTTAATAGAATGTCTTCACTTCAGAAGTATTTTTCTGAGCGCGAACCGAATGCGACTTTAATTTTACCAAACCAACAAACTACGACTATGGGCGGATCAAATCCAAATCCTCAAACACAAGTACCTTCTTCACCTATTGCTGACGCCGAAAAGGAAGCAGCGACTTACGCACGTCTTAAAAAGCAAGGCATGAGTGATCAGGGAATTGTGTCGTATCCAGAACTTAAAAAAGAAGTGGTCGATACCGCAAAAGAACTTGGATCCGCTATCAACAAAAAGATCGTCAAACCAATTGCTGAAGGAACTGCAAACTTCTTTGGACGCGATACCAGCAAGCCCATGAGTGCTGATGACGAGATTGAGATGGAACTTCGCAAGAGTGAACTCGGTACAAAATAATTTATGTGGACACAAACAGACGCGGTTAATCTAAAAGAATATCTTGGTCACTCTAGGGCCAATCTGATTTTTCACCTCAAGGAAATTGTTCCTAAATTTTCCGTAGAGGTTGATTCAAAGGTAGAGGGAATTGCCCTCCGGGGAGCCTACAAAGAGGGCTTTCTTTTAGCCATTCAGCGCATCGAAGAGATGTCTGTACCCACAAGCAAACAGGACGACGCTGCAACTAGCTCGTTCGCAGCCATGTAATTTATGTCAAACGAAACAGAAAACGAAAACATAGTTCCAGAATCCAACGCCATCAATGGCATGCTTGGATCACCATCACTCGACGCAGATCCCGTTGAGTCAACCACGTTAGACCTCCTAGACTCTTTACTCGATAGCGCCGAGGGAGTCAGCACTGAGACCACTCCTGAAATTCCTGAAAAGATCGAAGAAGATCTCACCTTGGATGAGGTGGCGCCAGTTCCAGTTGAAGAAGTCATTCCTGAAGTGGCTCCAGAACCAATCGCAACACCTGAAGTTGAGATCGATCCTGAGATTTCTTCTATCCCGCAGCCTCGTAATCTTTCCGAGGCCAACCAGAACAACTGGAAGAAGCTGCAGGAGACCGCGACGAACTACAAGAAGCAAGCTGTGGAGGCCGAGCAGCTTCGTCAAAAGGTTCAAGAGCTTGAGCAACGCCCAAGTCAGATGCCCCCGGACTACGACGAACTCAAGAAGTTCCGCGCAATCTTCGATACCGAGAATGATCCAGAGTTCAAGAGCAAGTACGACGTGCCCATCGCTACTGCGAAAGAGAACATCTACAACATCCTTAAGAAGAATGGAGCAAGCGACGACGTCATCAACTCCATTGAATCTGCTGGTGGCCCAGACAAAATCAGTCAGGAATGGTGGAAGAGCCAAGCCATCGACAAGCTACCAATGATCGACGCGGAGCGCCTCAAGAAGGATCTCTTCAACGTTATCGACCTCAAGGAGGGACGCACAAAGGAGATCGGAGATACTGCTGAGAAGCGCGAAGAGTTTCTTCAGTCACGTCAGACCGAGCTTGTTGAGAACTTCAAGAAGCAAAACGAAGAAATCTACAGCCGCACCGACGAGTTGACCAAGGAGATTCCATGGGCTCGCTACAAGGATATCAATCCGAATGATCCACCAGAGATTCAGGCGGAGATCCAGAAGCACAACGCAACGGTTCAGGATCTTTCCTCAAAGTTTGAAGCCGCATTATGGCCCAAGACCCCGCAGGAACGTGCCGACGTAGCTGCTGCTGCGTCCGGGTTCCACGTCGTTGTTGGACAACTTCGCTACGAGCAGGAGACCAAGCAGGCGATGCAGGCAAAGGTTGAGGCACTTACCAAGGAACTTACGGCGCTCAAGAATGCAGGTAGAATGCCGAAGGCCAATCCCACACCCGCGAATGCCAAAATCGCTACCAACGTCCAAGACCGCATCAAGATGAATGCGTCCGACGCAATTGATCTTGGCCTCGATGAGGCTAGTGGTTTCTAAACTATATGCCTGATCCAATCATCACCCCCCTAGTCAATGTGACTGCTAGGGCGCTGGAGTCGTTCAACCCCATGGGAGGAACGATCGTAGACCAGCCGCTTTCTGCACAGAGGCTTAAACTTTCTCCGAAGGCCGAGGTTCCTGAAGTCGTTGAAGAGGAAGCTCGAATTGAAGTCGAAGAAAACGACTTCGAGTTTGATGCAATCGAACCAGTCGTGGAAGAAGCCCCGGTAGAAGAGGTCGTTGTGGAGAAGAAAAAGCCAGCAAAGAAATCAAAGAATCCTATCGTCGAGACACGCTCTCAAGAGGGCTTGCCTTCGTATCGCTGCGAGTTTGAGGGTAGAGATATCTTCGTAGGTTTCCCCTGCTACAAAACAACAAATCCAGTTACCGCCTTTGCTCTTATTGCGATGGCACTAGATTTTGGCCGGGATAAAATCCGTTTTGACATGGCTATCGGCGACAGCAAGATCGAACACGCACGCAATCGACTTGCTCACAAGTTTCTTGAGACTGACGCCAAGTGGTTGTTGATGCTAGACGACGATATCATTCCATGTATCGGAAGACCCGAATGGTCAAGGTACTGGGTTCAGAATTTAAGGGGCGTACCTGATCTCCCACTAAAGCGTCACGTTCTTCATCGTCTAATGGGTGCTGGTAAGACACTTGTTGGTGCGTCTTACTTCGGTAGGCAGGAGGGCGGGGCACTTATGGCTAGTGATCAGTCTCTTGCTCCTCGCGCACGTGCTTACGACGACGCTGTAGTTGAAGTGGATTGGGTAGCAACTGGCTGCATGTTGGTTCATCGAAATGTGTTTGAAGACATTCGAGAGAAGTTCGGCGACGACTTAAAAATAAAAGTTCCCGATTACGACTACGATTATTTCCGACCATTCGACAGCGCGCATGGCGAGGACGTTTCCTTCTGCAAACGTGCGAAGCAGGCCGGGCATCAACCTCACTTAGACTTGGGTCTTCCAGTTGCACACTTGGGATACAAGACATACTAATATGAAAAAGAAAATTTACGCGTACTACGAATCGATTCCTTCGATACGTCAAGAGGAGGAGTTTGCCTGCTCCAACCTTTGGAAAGGATCTTGGGAGAGCAACGGATGGGACTGCACAATGCTGAATAAGACCCATGCAGCAGTAAGTCCTTTGTTCCGGGATCTCATGGGTAGGTTTCTGAAGTACGAAGGTATCGCACCATCCGCCATGGCAAGATTTTCTAGGTGGTGTGCCTTGCACGCTGTGGGTGGAGGTTGGATGAGTGACTACGATGTTTTAAATTTAGGATTCACTCCTTCTCTGGCAACGGAGATTGAGTCTGTGCAGCAATTGCACATGGTGGCGGGGAAGCGTTCGTATATTTTTTATGCGACAAAAGAAAAGGCCGAAGAGGTAATTGGGAGCTTCATTGCAAAAGAAATACTTAGCAATGGGGCTCCCATTCCAGAATGCGACGTCTTTTCTAGTGGAGTATCCTTCCCGGAGTTGACGTATCTTTTTCACCCAGACCGCGATGGAGAACTAACTCGATCGCAGCAGATGGCGGAAAAGATTTCTAACTAGTTCCACGTAGAACCAATGGACTCTCCCTTTACAAGACAAGTGATAGTCCTTCACCAAGGTCATATTGGTGACATCGTTGCGTTTATACCTATATACAGGAAAATAGAAGCAACGAGGCTTTTAATTACCGACGCATCGTGGGGAGCGCCAATGACCGGGTACAAGTACGACTCGTTAAAACCTCTACTTGATAGTCAAGGCATACCTTCTGATCTCAATATCACTAGGTTCAGCATCGATTACGACACGACCGACTGGAGAAAGTGCTACGAAGACCACATTTCTTTGATGGATTCTCAAGCGAGATACTTAAACTTGGTGGATAGAAAGACGGGGCGCATGGAAATTACTGAGCCTTGGCTAAAAGTCGAACCAAATGAAGATTTACGTGGCAAAGTAGTGATGAATCGCTCTCACAGGTACAGGAACGATAAATTTCCATGGGCAAAAGTTGTGGAAAGATATGGAAAGGACGCAGTATTTGTAGGAACAGATGAGGAGCACGATGATTTTGTTAGATCTTTCGGCAATGTTGCCCGCTATTTGACAAAAGATTGCTTAGAAGTGGCTAGAGCGATCGCGGCCAGCAAATTATACGTCGGAAATCAGTCAAGCGCCTTCTGGATAGCCGCTGGATTGCGTGTTCCGCTGCTGCAAGAGGTCTACGAACCCGCTCCTAACAGCATCATACCTTACTCAGGCGCTATTTATTGTTTCGACGGCAACGTTGACTTTGAATCCTTGCCAAAATGAAAGCTGTAATCGTTGCAGCCGAGAGGCAACACAAGGAAGTTGAGAATCTTGTCAACTACATCAAGCGTTTAGATGGAACTGACGTTCTTGTGATCCCAGCGATTGACGAGACCAACGAGTACCCGGCAAGAAACAACTACGCGTTCCATCAAGCGGCACAAAAAATGAAGGGAGAGGCATTCTTTTGGCTAGAACCTGACTCAACACCTCTTTGTGCCGGGTGGCTTGGTAAGATTGAGTCTGTTTATCAAGATTGTCACAAGCAATTCATGCTTTCTTCAGATAAAAATGCTCCGTTTGACTTGATTGGAGGAATTGGGGTTTATGGGCCGAGGACTATTGAGATCATACCGAAGAATATCGATGGGGATATGTATGGTCATGGCTGGGACATGTATATTTTGAAGAAACAAGTTAACATGGTCTTGTGGTCTGGACTGATCCAGCATAGCTATGGGATCTATGACAATCATGGAATTGCTGAACCGCACAGATTCCCGAGAGATCAAAGCATGATACGCAATGATGCAGTAATCTTTCACCGCGACAAGTACCAAGACCTAATCCCCAATTAAAAACCTATATGTGCCAAGAATCTTCAAAAGCAATGACCCGCAGGCTATCAGGAAGCGAAAAGCCATTCTGGGAAAAAGTATTTACTGGGAAAGGAATCGATATCGGCGCTGGTGACGACCTGATAGCTATTAACGGCGTCGTTGGATTCGATGTTGAGGACGGAGACGCTAATAGGATCCATGACTATTTCCCCGCTAATTCTTTCGACTACGTCCACGCCTCGCAATGCCTAGAGCACATGCACGATCCTGTACAGGCGCTAAAATCATGGATGAGCATTCTGAAGCCGGGAGGATATGCAGTCGTGACAATCCCATCTTGGGAACTTTACGAGGGCATGGTCTGGCCATCGCGCTACAACCCCGACCACAAGAGCACGTTTTCGATGTGGCAGAAAGGATCCCCGGCACCAAACCACGTCCTGTTCCCCGATTGGTTGGAAGACAATTTTGGTGAGCACAAGGTAGAGATTTGTCGCCTTGTAGACACCAACTACAACTACAAGCTAGGCACGTCCGTTGACCAAACTTTCAATAGAGAAAATGCAGTGGAAGCGTTCATCGAATTTATTTTAAAAAAAGATCTTGCGTTGTAGTACGCGTACTAGTAAAAACAACTTAACTCGGCGTGCTTCCTCCGTATGGAAGTGACTTGGTAAAGGTCAAAAAAATTTACTGATCAGGCCGCAAACAAAAACTTCCAGCGTGCCGGGAAGTGACACAAAACCAAACTTCGTATCGAAAGCGCACGCGCCTTCCGTACAACTCTGCGGTTGTCACTTCCAAAATTGGACGAGGCGGCTACAGGGAAAACAAAAAACAAAATCCCATGGCTTCTAATTGCATCGATCTGGCAACAGTCCAGAACTTCGCGTCTAAAGACACGAATCGTATCATTGGTCAAATCGCAAAGGTTCTTGCCCGCAAGAGCCCCTACATCAACTCCATCGATGGTGGAACTCTCCCCAACGTCTCTGACGTTGTGCGTTCCGTTGTTGAGGAAATGGCCGTTCCTGCTTCTTCGCTGGCGTCCCCAACCTTCACTGCAGACATCAATCTCTGCGGTATCGGCGCGACTCCCGACCGCGTAGGTTCGACCGAGTATCAGTTCCAGCTCGCCACTCTTCGTGGTGCTGGCCCACGCGTCTGCGTCAAGCAAGCCCGTACCGCCTTCAAGGGTTCATACCTTCAGGCACAGGTCTCACTTGAGAAGACGATCCTCCAACTCATCAATGCTGATATCCGTTATCAGTTCCTGATCCAGTCTGGTATCAAGTACACCTGCTCCAGCACCAACACATTCACCAGCAATTTGACTGGCGACATGCAGCAGATCAACACTCAGTTCGCTAACAACGTTGTTGATAGCCCTCTGAACTTCAAGACTCTCTACCGCATCGGTAGCTTCCTCCGCGAAGAGATGCTTGCCGAGCCCTTCGCATCGAAGGATGGTGAGTTCTTCCAAGTTCTCCTTGGTGCAGACGCCATCGAGAACCTTCGTAACGACGCCGACGTTAAAGAGGATCTCCTCTATTTAACCGCTGGTTCGTTCAAGCTGGGCGAGGAGAGCATCTCCGGGTATCAGTTCATGGGCTATCGTGGGTTCGCCTTCGGTATCGATCAACAGCCTTTGCGCTCGACTGGTCTTGGTGGAGACGGCAACCTCGTCCTCGTCAATCCAATCATCGCCCAAGCCGTAACGAATGGCTTCGGACAGCGCCGTAACCCAGCATGGGTGAACGCTCCTTACGAAGTTGGTTTCGTGATCGCAGGCGAGAGCTTCAAGCGTCTCGTTCCAGAGCAGTACGTTGGTGAGGGCACCTTCCGCTTCGCTCCTCAACTTAGCATGGGCGAGCTTGAGTGGACGTACTTCCGCGACAACGATTGCAACCTGTATGGTGACTTCGGTCAACATATCTATCAAATCCAGCGTGCGATCCAGCCGATCCGCCCACAGAACGTGTGCGCGATCTTGTTCAAACGCTGCCCATTTGATGGTCAGGCGCTTCCTTGCTCGACCTCCACAACGGGTCTGTAATAGTTAGGTAGTTATCGGTGGCTAGTGTAAGATAATATTTACACTAGTCACCTCAACTGCTTAAATAGTACTACGATGACACCTCAAGAATACAAACTCACCTGCCGTTTGGCGTCTGGAAGTGCGACTTTCCCGGCATATATCCGCAATCTGGTTCAGAATCCTCAGATCGTAAACATTAACAACTTTGCGACATTTCATAGCACAATCGTTCAAGCGTCTGCTGGTATTACCGCTAAGAATCTAGTTCAAATCAATGGTGTTACTACATCAAGTGGATTGGCTGTTGTAAACAACGCAGTGATTCCTTCAAACTCTGGAACCTACTTTATCAACACGCTTGGTCAGTTTAAGTTCACAGGCGGTGGAACAGGCGGGAATATTACCTTCTGGTACGAAATTAATGATGTTGCGCCAGCTAATTCAGCGGCTTCATTTTACCTCCCAACTTCAAACAATTACGAAACATCTTCAAATGTTGAGGCGGTGTTGCCACTTAATGCTGGCGATAGGATCAAGTTTTACTGGTGGAGCGACATCAACCCTCCTGCAAACGTGACCTTGCATTACACACCTGCAGGATCAAACCCAACAAGGCCAGCTTCACCTTCAGTCAACGTAACAATTCTGCAACTATCCTAATTATGGATATTCCGGCCACACTAGATACAGCGAAGTTTAGACAGCTTGTATTACAGGGAATTGAATCGTTGAGTGGCGGTGGTGGTGGAGGCACTACCAGCACAAACTCAGCCGTAGGGCCAGACGGAGTTACTAGGGTTCCGCTAAATGTTAACGCCGCCGGTGAGCTAAAGGTTAATGTGGAGGCTAGTATTGATGCTGATCTTGCACAGATCGAAGGCCAACTAAACACGATTATTGGTATTGAGACACCGCAAGCGGCAGACGTAGCGGCTATTAAATCTTCAGCCGCTTCTATTGCAGGAATGGCGATTCCTCCGAATGATTTTATTTCATTGAGCTACACAGGCGCAAACTTAACTGGTGTCGTTTATAAAACAGGGGGGAGTGGAGGCACAACTGTTGCGACCCTCACGCTTGCGTATAGCGGGTCTAATCTCATCTCAGTCACTAAGTCGTAATTCACGATCATGGCCTACGTTTTTAACCCCATCACAGGTAAGCTGGACGATACAGGAACGCCTCAAGTCAACTCGGATTGGAATGCCACTTCAGGCGTGGAAGAGATCCTGAATAAGCCAACCATTCAGACATTTGACCAGTCGCTTAATACAACCGACGATGTATCGTTTAATTCTGTCATTGCAACGGATTTAGTGCTTGCAAACAAACTGCGAGGAGGAACAACTTCTAACATTGGCGGCGAAGAAGCATTTCTTATTAAGAAAGAGCAGAATGCAAACGCAACTGGAGCCGCCGCCGTCATTGAACACGTTTGGGATAATACTACTTCTGGGGTTCCTAAAGCACTTGTCATTGAAGTCACAGGGCAAGCTGTCAACGGAAACGCTACGCTTTTTGAGGCTAATTATTTGGGGGTTCGTAAGTTTGCGGTTGATAAGAATGGGTTTTTGATTAGTGGGCAAGTTGGAGACAATTCGCTCTCGAATAACGTCCCCTTAAAAAACACAGCAAATACTTTTACGGCTGACCAGACATTCTCAGGAACCGCTAACACAGCCCCGAATCAGACTGCGGCTTCTGGCTCGTCGATCATGACTAGGGATCTGGTAGATCAACGCATGATCTTCGGTGGCCCATTTATTTCACCTCTAGCAACTAGCGGGTATAACACACCTACGGCTAGTGGTGGTGCAGTAAACAACTCAATAAGTGTGATTGGAGCAGGAAACGGAGCCACCCCAATAGCAGGTTCTGCGGCGGCAGTCACTCAAACAACAAATCAAGGATATCAGTTTATTTCGCCAGACAACGGAATAGGAGCCGTAAGTGCGACGGCTGGGAATGGTGGTGTCATTAATTTTACCCAACCATTCGCACTAGGATTCTTCATTGAGATTCGTGGTGGCCCGACGAACGCTCTTGATGTCATCTCGCGTGTGAGCCTCGGAGGTGTAACAATCACAGCGGCTGTTATGGGAGTAATTAACAACGCAGGGTTTGGCGTGAGGATTTCAAGGGCGACATCCACCACATACGATGTCGCCATCTACGCTCGCACGATTGCTACCACAAACACGAATATCACAGCGGCAACAAACGCAACCCCGATTGTTGTGACTAATACTGGTCACAATCTTCAGAACGGCGACCTTGTTGAGATTACTGGAGTTCTAGGAAATACTGCGGCAAACGGCATCAGAACTGTCGCCAATCGAACGGCAAATACTTTTGAGTTATCTGGCATTGCTGGAAATGGGGTTTACATATCAGGAGGTGTGGCAAATAAAATCTCACCGCCGATACAGATACCTGCTGGAAGGGTACGCAGAATGTTTTTGTATAACCGTGGCAACGGAACACTTGAGTTGCACTTAGGGTCAATAACCAACACGCCAGCTATTACGCTCACAGGAATGTCCGTGTATTCTGGCACACAACTTCCAACGCAAAGTGCGCCGTTTAGCCTTTCGCAACAAAGTGTTACGGATGCTACTGCGTTTGCAGGAACCTACGTTTCTAACATGATGCTCATTCAGCCATGACGCTTATTTTCACCCCATCATCGCTTACGAAGTTCGGCAAGAACGGAGCCTATAGCTACTCCCAAGACATACCTCTAACGGGCGATCTCGCTAGCGTCTCAACAACCCTCCTGACTTGGCTCAACGAGCAATTAGTATCTGGCGAGACCGTCTCGCAAATCGTGCTGGAATCAGGCGGATCAGTAACGATGGAGGATGAGACAACTCGCAACACGCTAAACGCCGCAGTCTCGGTCACCGCTACCGAGGGCGAGCGCACATTCTCACTCTCCTCAGAATCCCTCCCCGCCGATCTGAGGGACAGCCTCCTCGCAACTTGGGCAAGCCTAGACGCATAATGAAACTCCTCCACGACCTTTGGTTTCTAATTAAAGTATACCCACTAGCAAAGGCTAGTGTCTTATCGCATTCAGATAGCCAGTATATCGGCCCTGTCCGAATGCAAATAGCTTACAATGAGATTCGTACAGCTATCGTTAAGTCTGGCATTCGTGCAGAGAAAGACATTACTGGAGCCGTTATTTATCTTGCAATATCACTAGCTTATTTGTTAAACAATTAACCAACCAAAATTATTATGTCTCAATTCCCTGAAATCGCATCCAATCTTTCGACCGCAAATTACCGGGCAAGCGTCCTTACCTTATTGCAGAGCGTGGCAGGAGGCGGAGGCGGATCTTCTGTATCAGTAAGTAATTTCCCTGCACTTCAGAATGTCTCTGACCATAACTCAGGGGCTAACGGAGGCAAGATTGTCCCTGCAACTACCGCTTCTGGATCTGGCACTTTTTACGCACTTCAGTTCGTAACTAGCGGAACGCTTACTGCCTACGCTGGAAACATTACTGGAACTGTCACTGGCGTTACTTTCCCTGCTGGTTTCGTCCTTTACGGAAATACTACCAGCTTCACAACTGGCGCAGGAACTTCTGTAGTTGCCTACACATTCTAGGTCATGCCGAGCCTGTCACTAAAGGCTAGTATAAATTGCCCGATTATTGGTGGATCTTCTGGATCTCCTTATGACCCAGACGCATTTGCATGGTTTAACGCAGTAGAGGCTACTGGCGCAAATTTTGGATCTTCACCAGCGTCCATTACCTCCAATAAAGAAGCGTTTAATACAGCATTCCTATCGCTAAAATCTGCTGGAGTTTGGAATTCCATACAACAGGCTTGTTTCCTAGTTGGGCCTTCCACGCTAGAAGGAGCTTTAGTGAATATCAAACTGACAGGAAATCCAGTAAACTACAATTTCACATCTGCATTTTATGATAAACTGACAGGATTGAGTGGAAGGCTTCCAAATTCTATTAGCAACACAACTAGATATTTAGATACTCTATTAAATGATTCAACCGATATAAATGGGTTAGATTTCCATATGTGCGTTCAAGCAACTAACAGCTTTACTATTCCTCTAAGTGCAACAGAAGCTATTTTTGGATCTAATAATGATGGAGCGCAAACGGGGGGCGACATTTTTATTGGCGAATCGGAAGGTGGTTACATTCTCAGTCCAAATTCATACGAATCATACGGATTTCAATCGAATGACTTATGTTTTTCTAGGCTTGATGGTGATGTTACATTTCCAAGGGCCGCTTTTGGGTGGGGCACTTATCCGATAGATTATGCTGATTATTTTTCAGGCAATAACTTTCTTTTGTTCAAAACGATTGGTAATATTAGCGCAAATAATCTATTGTATGATGGAAAAATCTCATTTTATAGCATTGGAACTAGCACAAATGTAGAAGCTATGGCTGGAATTATAAACCAACTTAAAAATTCACTTGTGAGTTAATATGAGCGATAACATTTCACAATCTGACGTAGGCCCAACAAGCGCAATCGTTTCGTTAGTTTCGCTTATTATTAGTTTCTTTGACGCAACCCATGTTTGGCTTCAGAACCTAACCTTGCTTGTGTCGCTATGTGCTGGTTTGATAGCAATCTACGCTGGTGTCAGGAAACTATTAAAATGAACAAACTTCTTATTGTATTAGCGTCCATACTTATTATTGGATGCGCCCATCAAGAGAAGCGTATTTATACTGCGCCTTCAGTAGTGGCCGTTAAAACGAGCGTGGAGAAAGTGCGTCAGTATGTGCGTCCAGAGGGTCACGCCGCAGTCAAGGAGCTTTCTGATGCCATTACGACCTACGAGACTCAGGTTCAAGATCAGTCATTGGCGTTGGCAAAGGCTCAGAATGATGCAGTCTATTGGCAGAACAAGCACTCTGACGCTTTGAAGAGACTGTGGTTCTGGAGGGGAATCGCCCTTGTTTCAGTAGTCTGCGTTGTGGGATACATTGGGATTAAAACTTCATGGAAATTCCTCGTCTAAACAAAGTAGTATCGCAAAGGCTTATCGTTTCCCTTGTAGGGATTGGGTTGATTCAAGCCTCGTGGAGATGGGCAATTGCTCATCTCTACACACTTCCAGATGTCGCTTTGGCCGGGTTTGTCACTATTACGACGAACTCAATGTACGTCACGGGTGCAATCGTTGTTTTTATGGTGACCGGGAGAATGGTTTACGATTGGAAAATGGGTACAAGTCAAGTACAAGAAGTTGTTTCCACCATAACCAAAGTTAAGCAAGATATCTCTGAAAAAATCACTCACAACGCCAAGGAGAATGATTATGAAACCTCCATCTAAAAGGGCTATAGACCTCATATTTGAGTACGAAGTCGGTGGAGGAGAGCAGTACTACAACAAGTTTCTAAAGAGGTTCACGTGGCCGGGAGGAGCTTCTGGCCCAACCATTGGAATAGGAATTGATTGCGCCTACTACAGCCCCAAAGAACTAGCGAACTTGTTCTCATTCCTCCAATTTCAGCAAAGAAAACTAGTCGAAGACGCAAGTGGAAAGATGGGGATTGCCGGGAAGGAATACACAAAAGTTTTACGGAAAGCAGGGATTGAGATGTCTTGGGAAGAGGCGCAGAAGATATTTATGACGACTACATGGCCGAAATTTGCAGGGCTTACCGATAGAACATTCCCGCAGGCGGATCAGCTCTGCGACTCGGCCTACGGGGCGCTCGTCTCGCTTATCTTTAACCGGGGAGGTAGTCTTTCGGGCAACTCAAGATCAGAAATGCGATCCATTCGAGAACTTGTTCCAACGAAAAACTACAACGCGATTGCTAAAGAAATCCGCCTCATGAAAAGAATTTGGGAAGGCAAGAATATGGAAGGATTGTTGCGTAGAAGAGACGCAGAAGCTGATCTAGTCGCCTCATGTGCTTGAAATCGAATTACTATGTCAAATAACCTCACAAAAAAGGCAGAAGTGATCAACAAGGCGATCACCTTCATCACCGAATTTTTAGACTCAGCAAATGTCTGTGTGTTCGTCAATTGGGTTGAGAACGGGGAGACTCTCCGAGCCGAGGTGATGCGTGGAAATCAATTTGCGCTGAAGGGGCACATTGAAAAATGGGCATGTGAAAACTTAAACGAGATCCAAGATGGATACTCACAGAGCAATGAAGTCCAAGACTAAATTCAAGTGTGGAGACACTAGAGCAGATGGATATCGTTTTTGGGGGTATTACTCTAGCACCTCAAAGTCTGGTGTTAAGCGTACCCTTGAAAAATGGGCTTCGCCTAGTGTGTATTTAAAAAGAAAAAAATCTAGCGCCGAAAGCTCGAAAAAGAGCAAGTTGAAGAACCCGGATAAGTATAAATCTCAGGCCAAACGCTGGAAGCAAAAGAACCCAGAAAAGACCCAAAATAATAGGTTAAAAAGTAGATTTGGAATCTCAATCCACGATTACAACAAAAAACTAGTCGAACAAAAAAAAGTATGTGCAATTTGTCGTAAATTGTGTGGTTTGGGGAGGAATCTTGCTGTTGATCATTGTCACGCAAGCGGTAAAATCCGTGGTCTCCTGTGTAGCAAGTGCAATTTAGGTCTTGGACTCTTTAAAGATGACACTATCTTACTTGCTACAGCTAAAAAATATCTGGAAAAACATAAAAAGTCGCCATGCGGAAAACAAAAAAAGTCTCCCTTGAAATCTCAGGCAAGAAGTGGACGATAGAATTCGGAAACCCCGGAAAGACTGGTGGAATCCCTGATGACGCCGTATGCCTCTACGACGAGCGTAGGATCGTTCTTCGCAGAAAGGCAAAAGGAAGTGTTTTGAATTGTACCGCGCACGAAATAATTCACGCTAGGTGCCCGGATCTGGACGAAAGTGCTGTCCACGACTGCGGAGACCTCATAGACGAGGCGATGAACAAGATCCTAGAAAATCTAGTCGATTAGCGTTTTTCATCTTTACACTTCGTCTTACTAACTCTATTTTTCAACCCATGAGCTGCGATTGTAATTCTACCAACGGCAACACCTACGGAAACGTATGCCGCCAAGATATCCCCTATCCCAATATTTCCCACGAGTCGGTGCCGTCAATGATTGACAACCTCGTGTCTGCACTTTACGGAGTGTTTCCGAAGTCAGTTGTCAATGGTCGTATTGTTTGGAATATCCCGTGCGATCCAGTCACTTCACCGGGTGAAATTTCATGGCTTCCTCGTGAACCGGGCGAGGGATTTCTTTGCTACATGCTTCGTGCGTTTAACGCCACATTCCCGGCTACCGTCACTCTCGATGCAGTACAGACACTCACGAACAAAACCCTAACCTCGCCTGTAATCACAACTCCAACGGGTATTGTTGCTTCTGATATTGGAAGTGGAGCCTTTGGCGGATCCGTTACTCTTGATGCTACGCAACTCACTGGAATTGTCCCGAACGGAAACACCACGGCCACCAATTTAGCGTCTCCATCCACAATCGTTCTTCGTGATGGTTCTGGAAACTTTGCAGCAGGCACAATATCCGCGAACGTCATAGGAAACGTTACTGGAACCGTCACCGGGAACGTAACAGGAAACGTCATAGGCAACGTGACTGGAAACCTAACTGGAAACGCCACAAGCACGGGAACAGCAACGACTGCGGAGAATTTGAGTGGGGGAACTGCTGGTGGTATTCCCTATCAGTCTTCAATCGGAGTCACAGCGTTTCTAAATGCTGGAACTACTGGACAGATCCTGACTCAAGGAGCCAGCTTTCCCGCTTGGTCGAACTCATATAAGGGCACCAGTACAAATGATTCGGCTCCCGCTGGGTACGTCGGAGAATTTGTAACAAGCACCTTGGCATCAGGAAGTGCTGTCACACTGACCACAGCAACCACTGCAACCGTAACCAGTATATCTCTAACTGCGGGTGACTGGGATGTTTTTGGAAGCACAGGATTTTTACTCGTTGCAGCCACATCCGCCTTTGGAAATCTTGGATTCATCGGAGGAATCAGTGCCACTGCTGCAACTTTAGGGACTCAGGATACGTACTTCAATTACCCCGTAGACCTAACCACAAAGACTGGTACGCTTAATTTTACAAATCCTCAAGTGAGAATATCTATTTCTTCCACGACTACGATTTATTTGGTTAGCCAAGCTACTTTTTCCACTGGTGGAACTTCTGTTAAGGCATTCGGAACTATTTCCGCACGTCGAGCCCGTTAATTTATGAATATCATGTCCTACTCATCCAAACCAATTACTCTTCCTGAAGGTTTTTACGACCTCAGTGAAAAGATCAAAGAATATCCATTTATTGAAGGAATGGAAAAAGAGGAAGTTGAGATGGAGGATGAGAAAGTTCATTATCCATCGTTGTACTTCTCCAATGCCCCGGAAGGTCTTAAAGGTCTAGCAAAAGAAGGAACAGCAACCATTCACTTCAAGAAAGTAATGGAACGCACCACGAAGGTAGATCGTGATGGGAAGAGTGTCACCAACTACTGCATCGAACTTGAGATCCATGGAATTAAGCCCTCAAAGGACTCCGCTACTTACGACACCAAAGAAGTTGAACCCAACGATGAGGACGCCATCGAGAAGGGGCTAGAAGACGCGTCAGAAGAAACCTCAACCGAAGACTAATACCATGCCCTCAGACCCATCCATGCCTCCCACAGAGGCTCCTACCCCCTCTCCTATCCCAGCTGGAATGCCAGAGGGCATCCCCACTCCTGCACAGGGTGGATCCGTTATGATGCAGATGCCAAAAGATGCCTTTGATTCAATTCGAGACATTGTTATGCAACTTGCAGCTGCTCTTGATCAGGCTGGAAACCAAGTTGACTCAGAAGCAGCTCAATCCGAAGTCGCTCCAGAGGGAATGCTTCCAGAAGAAGTTCCCGCTGAAATGAATTCCGCCGACGAGCAGGATCTAGCTATGTTTGCCCAAGAACTCAGCAATCGTGGTAAGTAAAATTTAAAAACTATGTTCGTCTCAGAAATCTTTAGCGAGGCGGCTGAGATTTTAGGAACAACCGACGAAGTTAGGGTTTTCCGAAAGCTCACTCAGGCCGTACAGGCTCTCATGGAGAGTGGACACTGGTTCCACACTACCCGTGAGGTTGACGTGTGTACTGGATGGGACGGGTTCACGGTTACGCTTCCAAAGGACATTGAAGTTCCTTTGGCGATCAATGTTGACGGGTCTCCCATGTACTTTCGTGGGAAACTTTTCCAGTATCACGTAAACCAAGGCGGTAGATTTGAGTCTGTAAATTGGGCTTGGGACGACCGAGGATTTGTTGCTACGCAGATGGACATTCGCCAGCCAGCTCAAGTGATTGCTGTAGCCGAGAGCGATGCTGATGTCGGCGCTACTCTTAGACTCGTTGGAACTAATCAATGGAATCGCGATTTGCGATCTCAAACAGCAGATGGAATTGGAGTCGATGGAATTATCATTCCAATCCACAGCCTCAGTGATTTTACTCGCGGAACTATTATCCCAGACGGCACTACGATCGTTACCCGCGAGGTGGCCGTTACTCCGATTACAAAATTTGTTTCATCGACTCCCCATCAACTTGATTCTGGTCAGGGAGCAATTCTTTCTACGGTTTCAGGAACTACCCCAACTGGTATTACCGATTCAAACCAGTACTACGTTGGAGTGGTCAATCCTACGACTATTCAATTGTACAACGATCCTCTCTACGCAAAGAGTGGCACGTATCCGATTGCTTTGTCAGATATTTCCAATGCAGGGACTTTGAGACTTACAGATTCTAGGACTGCAAGATTAGTTACTTCTGTTCAGTTAGCACAATCACCTACAATTTCTATCGGTGTTGGAAATCCTGTGACCTTTACTGGAGCAATTCTACCAAGCCCCTTGGTAGAAGGAGTCACATACTTTGTAAACTCTATCGACAGCACTAATTTACAAGTTTTCTTGAGTCTTTCTGACGCACAAACAAAGACTCGTCCGATCTATTTAACGGGTACTTCCTCCTCGTTTTCTATCTTCATCAGGGAACCAATTGCTCCGTTAACAAAACTCACATTTACTGTTCCTCACTACTACTCCACTGGGGATTTGGTTCAAGCGAGCTCGAATGGGGGAACTCTTCCAGAACCACTTGTCTTATCTCAAAATTACTACGTGTACGTAATTGATGACTTCACGGTTACTCTTCACATTTCAAATTCTGATGCCAGAACAGGATCCAATCCAATTGTCTTGACGACACCGGGTGTTGGTCAGAATTCTTTAGCAAAACTAATCCCAGCAACAGTTGCTATCGGAAACACTAGCAACGTATTGGCAACAGGAGTTGGACTGATACCAGCTACTGGTTCTGGTGCTAGTATCCGGGCAAATGCAGTAGGCCCGATTACGAATATTACGGTCACAAATGCTGGTTCTAGTTACGAAAGCGCCCCACTAGTTACTTTTGATAGCACTGGAGGAACCGGGTACACTTCAACCCCAAGTGTTCAACTTGTTGGGGGTACTGGAGTTGGTGCGGTGTTTACCGCAAATATTGCTGGTGGGAAAATTACATCATTCACTCGCGTGTCTGGTGGAAGTGGATACACATTTGCTCCAGACGTAGTGATTACTAATGGTGGTGGATTTGGAGCTGCAGCACATGCAGTAGTTGTTGCAGGGGCGATCGATTCAATTGTACTTGATCCTGTGGGATCTGGACTCACGGCACACGCTTTGATCAATTCGATTTCTGGACTAGTAACGAACATAGTGATCGATGATCCCGGACAAGACTATCAATTTCCTCCGAGAGTAACTATATCGGGAGGAGGAGGAGCAGGAGCAACGGCTACTGCTACGTTGACAACATCATTTATTACAAGCTACACGGTTCTTTCTGGTGGATCTAACTATCTCTATCCACCAGCAATTTCTATTATTGGTGGAGGTGGAACTGGAGCAGTAGCAACTGCAGTAGTTCAAGGTGGCGCAGTGGTGTCCGTTTTGGTTGTCGCTGAAGGAACTGGATACGCAGGTGTTCCCAATGTAAATTTAGTATCCTCCACGGGCGCTTTTGTTCAGTTCACAAGTACTGGAACTCTTCCAGCACCACTAGTTCAAGGAACAACCTACAGGGCTGAAGCTCCGTTGTCGGCCAATGGATTCACGGTTGTGAATGCTGATTTTAGTCCAATAAATATCACTTCCCTTGGGTCTGGAACTCTATACGTGGTAATCTCAAGATCATTTGGAGTTGCCTTTACGAATGATTGGACTGGAAATTTTTCATCTACTCCTACTGGAACTGAAATTTATTTCGGTACTGATTACCTACTACCAGTAACCTCTCCTCCGATTGATTCTAGTACTCCATTCTGGATTAGAAGGTTAACCAATGAAACGGCTCAAATTTACGACACCGAGGCCCATGCTAATGCAGGTGGTGCGACCGGGAAGATAACTATTACTGCATTCGGAACGGGACAATCGTACTACGCAATTGAAGAAACCGCTCAAGCGGTTCCATACGACAACCAATTAGCACTTTCTACGATACAATACATCAATAACGGGGAACGCGTTAAAGTTTCGACTACTGGAACTCTTCCTGTACCACTAGACGCAAACAACGAGTACATAGTCAAAATCGTCGATTCAAATATCCAGTTGTTCTTTGATGATCTGCTAGTTTCTTTCACATCTCTTGGAGTTGGAGAACTAAACGTAAATATCATAAGAGATTTTTCAGTAGTTCCAGCAACAACGATCACTCTAAACAATGCTTTTTACGCTACTGGGACTGAACTAATACCTAGAGCTTCTGAAAATGACGTTCTTCCAACTCCTCTCTTGCCGAATACTTCGTACTACGTGAGGTTTTTCGATAGGAATGAAATCGAATTGTACGACACCCTAGCTCATGCAACGGGAACGGGAACGGCTGGTCGAATTTCGTATACAAATACTGGCAATTCGATTGATAGTACGTTCTTTGTTGATGCGGTAAATGAAGCAACTCTTGTGAAAGCTATCTACCACGTAGAAAAGCCAGTCACTCAAGGATACGTTAGCCTATACGCTTACGACTACGGACGCAGCAACGACATGACATTGATCGGTCAGTACCATCCAACCGAAGTGAATCCCAAGTATCGCAGAGTACGTCTTGGATCCGCCTGTTCATGGGCAAGAATCATTTACCGAGTGAAAGCTCCAAAGATCACTAGCATGTTCGACTACATTCCAGTTGAGCAGGAACGCGCTTTGATCGCAGCGGTTCACGCAGTCGATCTTGAAGACAAGGACTTCATGGAGCAGGCCGTGAAGTACTGGACGATGGCACTTAACTACCTCAAGAACCAACAAAACAGCATGGACGGCCACGCCTTTGTGCCCCCTCAAATAAATAATATTACCTACGGAGACGGCACAGATCCTGTGATGTTCTAGGCTTATGAAATCACCAAACGTAACGCAAGGTAGAATCGAAAAGGTTACTGCTGGATGGATTCACGGCGTAAATAGCGTTAGGAATCCATGGAATCTCCCTGCTGATCAACTTAAGTGGGGTGTTAATGTAACCGTTCGAGGTGGGATAGTGCAAACAAGACCCGGCCAAGGCATGCAGTTGTCGCTTCCTCCCGGTAACTTGCAGGGTGGATGCTTCTTTGCGTCTAACAAGCAAGCCAAGGCCGCGAGTACTTCAGTCTCTAGTGGAACAACTTCAACCATTAGCGCTACCATCTACAACTATGATGGCACTACTTCGTTTGAGGAAGAATTGCCATATATTCTATTTGCTGTTGGTGGATCTGTTTATTTCGCTCCATTCCCGCTTGTTCAACCGAAAGATTGGAACGACTACAAACTAACAAACATTTCTCTTAGTCCTGATGTGAAGGAAGTTGTCTTCTGCGTAGCAACTCAGACAGCAAGTCTTAGTGCTGGTGGAGATATAACCGTGACCCCCTCCAACCGAGTAGTAATCATCCAAGATGGAATTAGTGCTCCCGCGTACTGGGATGGATCTGACAAGCGCGGTGGTCAAGAAAGTAAAATACCAGTTGGATACTGGATGTCTTTCTCAGGCAACAGACTTTGGGTAGCCGCTAGAAATATTGTCTTTGCTTCCGATATTGGAAATCCATTTTCTTGGATAGAACGAACTGAAGGCGCAGGAAGGGGGGACTTTTCATTTCCCCGAACAATCACCGCAATGGTCGATTACATCGGTCAAGATAATGACACCAAGTTGATTGTGTTCACCGATAGATCTACATACTCATTGTCTAGTGGAATTCTCGATAGATCTCAGTGGGCAAGCGCTGTAAATTTTCAAAAAACTCTTTATGCTACGATCGGCTGCGTAGCTGGGAAGTCGGTAGCATTTCAGGCGGGTCTGATGTGGTGGTACTCACGCGGCGGGCTAGTAAACGCAAACGTAGCTTCTGGAGCGTACGTTTCATCTCAATCACTATACAAGGACGTTGAGATGGCTCGTGCGAAGAGATACATGCCATCCAACGTGTCTAGTATCTGCGCGACTTCATTTGAGAATTACCTTCTTTACTCCATCCCATACCTAGAAGCACTGCCGAGTGCAACTATGGTACTCGATTACGCTGCAGCAAGTGAATTGAACCAGAGTGAGGTTCCAGCTTGGGCTGGTGTGTGGAACGGAACGCGTCCGATTGAATGGGTGTCTGGAACCGTCGGTCAACAACCCCGGTTATTTCATTTTTCTGTCGATTACGTGCCCACCAATGATGGCTCGTACAATCATCTGTGGGAATCTTTCCTTCCAGAACGCGTCGATAGCTATCTGCAGATCAATCCTGATGGATCAACAACTACAAAGTACTCCCGGATCTATAGTCAAGCTGAGACCGCACTTATGGGCGACGGCATGGATCTAAAGCAGATCAAGTATGCGGAACTAGACTGCTCCCAGATTGGCGGAACGGTTGACCTTCGCGTGTCGTACCGGGGAAGCAAAGGGGCATACCAACCCATACTCAATACTCGTTTCCTCGCTGTTACGGATGAATATCAATTCGATAAGACCCCTCAAGCTGAAAAGATTGCCGAATATGGAATTCTAAGGACGCAGCATCGAAGGGTATCTACCGAGTCAGTGCAGCGTTTAGACGTAAGCTCCTGCGAAACAAGATATTCTTCAGACGTGGACAAGGCTTTTAGTCTGCTCGTTGAGTGGTGCGGAGAACTCGGTTTGGAAGCAGTTCGTGTGTTCATGGATCCATGGCAAGAGATTTCTGTAGGAATTCCTCAGTCGGATGAAAAAGAATCCTGCATCATCCACGAGGATGGAACTTCAACACTCATTGCACTTGAAGAAAGCCCCTACGAGATTGCAAACTACAACGAACAATCGTGGTTTGCTACCGAGACACAAACAATCACTATACCCTGCACAAGTGGTATTGGATTTGATGTGTCAGCAACTGCTACAGCATCTGCGGAGTCATTCGTTTCCTTGGCAAATGCTACCCAAAAGGCAATAACCTTGGCATCGCAAGCAGCATCATCGGCTGCACAAAAGTATAGACAGCAAAACCCTTGCTAATCATGCCAACGATTCAAGATGCTAATACCAAGATTACAAATTTTCCCAATAAATTTGTAAGTCCTTTTGGTAACGAATCAGTCACACCATTCTACTCGTCAGTTCCATTGAGGAGCCCGGTAGAAGGATGTTTGGAGTGCGTGGTGTGTGGATCTGTAGTCCAAAGAGAACAGATTATTTTAAACGATTCAATTGCTTCTCTTCCTACTTCTATTACTTTAACCTCAGAACCCCCTATAATTAATTATCTAATCGTTGGAGGTGGAGGTGCTAGTTCTGGTGGGTATAATGCGGCGGGGGGTGGAGGAGGTGGAGGACAAGTTGTCTCTGGAATGATTACCATAGATGACGAAAAAACTTATAGCATTGTTGTTGGGCTTGGTGGAGTTGGTGCTGGCTATATTCAAACTGGAACATCTGGTGATGCTTCTTCTTTTAATTCTATTTTGGCATTGGGGGGCATTCACGGAAATACAGCTGAAGTGGGATACGATTACGGCGCTACTTCTGGAAATGGAAATGCTGGTGGAATACCGTTCAATGGATCTTTCATTGCAAATGCTGGTGGTGGAGGTGGAGCTGGATCCATCGGTGGAAATGCTGTAAATGGGCGCGCTGGAAATGGAGGTGCCGGGGTATATTCAAGCATAACTGGAACAAATCTTGCCTATGGTGGTGGTGGTGGTGGTGGAGCGTGGGGATATCATCCTAATCAAATGGCGGGAGACGGTGGGGTTGGCGGCGGCGGGGCTGGTAGTAATTTTTGGAATCCAGCAATTAGTCCACCAAATTCAGTAGGACAAAATGGATTGCCAAATACTGGAGGAGGGGGTGGAGGAACGTCAGTTCCCGGAGGTTTAGATCCTTATGCTGGAAGTTCATCGGGAGGTTCTGGAGTCGTAATTCTTTCAATTCCTTCCTATAAATATTCGGGGCTTGTAACGGGAAGTGTTGTAGTAACAGATCTTGGAACAAGAAAGTTATTAACCTTTACGGGGAATGGAACCTATCGAGCTTCACCACAGGCACCACTACCACCACCACCTAGCACTACTATAACATTTGAATTAGTGGGAGATTGTACTACAATTTCTAATTATCCTATTCCGCCAGTCCCATTTGAACTCCCCCTTGGAGTATCAGTAAATTCTTATTCTAATTTGGTTTCGGTACTAAATGATTATAGTCAAGATGGTGGAATCTATAATGGGGGTGGGTGGAGTCTATTTCCCCCTTCTTATGAAGGTTCTTGCCCACAATTTGTATATTCTAAGGCCACCATTAATGAATATACAGCGTACACCATTGGTTATGATACCTACGGCCCCGTAGGGTCTGGTGGTGGTGAAGAGGGGTCTTGTGCTGGGTGTTCTTAAAATTTTATGCCGTCCATTCAAACAGCATCCATACCAGTGACCTCATTTCCGAATGAGTTCGTGTCGCCATGGGGCAATGACGAGGTGATTCCGCTTTACTCTTCAGTTCCTCTTAGGAGTCCAGTTGAGGGTTGTTTGCCCTGCGTGGTGTGTGGAAGTGTTATCGATAGAAGTGCAGTAATTGAAAAAGAACCTGATATAATTACTTTGACTCTTCAAGTACCACCACCGCCACCGCCACCACCTAAAACACCTGCACTAGTAACGAGTCTCCCGTATCAAGAAGTAGAATTTTCGGTTGTGGTATCGAACTATAGCGGGACAGAAAGATCTAATGTAATTGCATTCAATAATTTCGGAGGAGCTACGCTTATTGAATCTAACTACCCATACGTTGATGGTGGTTTTAATTTAGGGACTATTCTAGCGAACTCTTCAGTAACTCTTGTGTATAAAACTCAGATGCCGTGGAACATGGTAGCTGATATTGTTGACGTCACTTCTATTCCAGATTTTGGCGACTACACCTCAGCCGTTAGTTTGCCTTTTGAACCTACTATTATATTCACTCCACCAGATCCAACTGGGTTTTTTGGCACTTATCAATGGAACAATCTTTCATACTGGTTTAATCCAGATGGAACTCTTGCTAATAGAATTCCAAATTCATCGGACAATGTTATAACTCAAAATGCATCTTTCCCTATTGGAACTTCAACTCAAACAGATGTAGTAGTAAAAAATATGCTGATGGAGGTTATGCCGGGTAAACTTTCTCGCCTAAACAGATACTTCGGCTCAATAACTTGTAGTGAGAACATGTATTTGATGGGTAAAGACCTTACGGGAACTTTTCCGTTCACTTTCAGCATTGTTGCGGTAGAAACCTTGTCGGCACAAAATGTATTTTTGTATGGAAAATCGACTATTGGAAATTGCATTTCATGTTTTGGTTTTGTGTCTACTTGCAGCGGCAATTTTGAATTCAAAGACAAGTCCTCCGTTTTGGGTGGGGTTTACAATGGAAATTTTACGCTTAGAGATGAGTCGTATATTTACTATCCAGACGAAACTACATTGAATGGAAATTTGGACGTCTATTCTCCAGTTAATCTACCCTTGAATGCAATTGTTGTTAATGGCACGACAACCTATCACGGGTACTAATCCCGCAGCAAAAATCTATGAAATCCCAAGTAACCTACAAACTAGTCCCTCCCGGCACTCAGGAATTCCAGCAACTCCAAACATTTGCCGAATCGTTCGATCATAAAATTGTCCCACATCCTCAAATAAATGTTTACGCGCACTACAGAGATGAGGTATGTTTTGGGTATTCTGACCACGTTTATATTCCAACCGTGTACCCTGCTTTCCATCCAGCTCTAACCAAGGCCAAAGACGTCATCCAAGTGATGTCGGACTGGCGTGCTCACGTGCAGCTTTCTGGAACTAACGGGTACATTGGAGTCCCCTCGCCAGATCACAGCGGACGCGCAAATTTCCCTCAATCCATCATGGAAAAACTAGGACTCACTCGCTTGGAGCGCGAGGTCTACAGCCTCTAATTATCATGGGCGGATCATCATCACCTTCAGCACCTCAAGTACAGGCACAAGATAACACACCTATGTGGGCCATGCTGCAGATGCAGCAGAGTGGACAGAATCAGGCGATGCAAAATCGTGCTGACCTACTCAAGTACATGTCTCAAATTTCTCCTGCAGTCTCTTATACTGATGTCTGGGGACAGAAAGGAGCTGCAAATGTGGCGAAAGACGCTGCAGAGATCAACTACCGCAATCAGCAGTTAATGCAGAAGGCGCTTGATCCCCAAGGTTTCCAGATTGCCGAGGATACTCGCAACCGGGTAGCCCAGATGGTTAGTCCAGCTGCACAAAAGGCACTAGCCAATCAGCAGTTTGCCCAACGCACGTTGCCGGGGATGTACAGCACTGGTCTTAATCCTCGCTCCACGATTTATGGAAGTGGATTGTTCGATGCCAACACGCTTCAGGGTCTCCAACTTCAGCAACAACTTGTCAATATTGGACAAGGATACGGGGCCGCAAATCCAGCGCCGAAGGTTGGAATTGATCCCGGCATTGCCGCCTCAATTGCTTCTCAGGAAGGGGCACGTGCTGCTGATCGTGCGAATGCATTTACACAAAACCTTTTCCAAGGTGCTGGCAACCTTCAGCAGGGCTACGAGCAAGGAATGAACAGTCTCTACAGCAACATGGGACAAGCGGTTCAAACTGATGCGGCCAACCAATTGGCATCTCGAAATGCAATGCAAGGACTAGGTGCTCAATCGTCTAGTAACCAATGGGGTAAAGCCGCTGCTGGCGCAGCTAGCGGTGCTGCCATGGGCACGATGGTTGCACCGGGATGGGGCACAGCCGTCGGTGGACTTGCTGGAGGTCTTGGAGGATATTTATCTTAATTTGTTGTTGATAAAAAACTCAATTTGTCCTACAAATAATCACAACTTTAACAACTAACCCCTAACCAATTAAAATATCATGGGCGGATCAAAAGGCGGAGGCGGAAACGATTATGCTTATCAGCAGCAACAGCTGCAACAGCAGCAACAAATGATGCAAATGATGCAGCGCCAGCAAGAGGCGGCTGCGGCTGCTGCTCGTGAAGCACAGCGTCAAGCTGCTATTCAAGCTCAAAATCAATCCAATCAGCAGATGGCTAATCAAAGCCAGCAGGCCGTTGGACAATATTTGAGTCAGCAGAATCAACTTCAAAAAGGTCAAGATCTTGCTGCCACTCAGGCCGCTTCTCAATCAGCAGCGGGCGCTGGTGGAGCTGCTACTGGCGGTGGGTTTGACATCAACAAGTCCAAGGAGCAGGCGCTATCCAATCTCGGTGCAGGTTCAAGTGGAATGCCAACAACGGCAGCAAACCAAGTTGGTGGGGGTGGATCTACGATGAATCCCGCACTTGCTGGACAAGCCGCAATGGTCAATCAAGCCTCTCAAGCCAATCAGTTCACGATGCCTTCAATGGCCGGGATCACTTTCGGAGGATCCTAATCCCCTCCGTTAATGGCTTTCGACACCTCTGGCTTTAACTTGAATCTAGGGCAGGAGCAGGCAATTGTGCCTTCTCTTGCTGGCCTAACTCCATACGCTCCCAACTTTCAGGGGCTAGCGTGGAAGCCTGCAGATATTAAGGTTCCTGAGTTGCCAGAAAAAGGAATTGGAGACGTTCTTCGAGAGATTGGATCTGGAATTTCCGTCGCCTACAAAGGCATGAAGGACGACAAGAAAGAAGCTGCTAGAAATGCCCTAGATCGTGCGAAGTTGGCGGCTACCGAGAGTAGGGATGCTGCTCGCGAAGCGAGGGCCGAACAAACTCATGCTGATTCCATGGCGATGCAGAGTGCAAACTTGGCCGTGTCTCAGGGTCAGTTAAGCCTAGCGCAACAAAGACAAGCCGATAAAATGGGTGGATCCGCTGATTACAGCGAGTATATTGAAAATACTGAAGTCGGGGACAGAATTAGAGATGTCACACCCAAAGCATTCCAAGAACAAGAAACTCCTCAGTACTTCCCCGGATCAAAACTTGAACTTGGTGCTCCAACTCCTCAAGTCGATGAACCGGGGGTCTCATTTGATGGCGGGAATAATCTTGGAGCTCTATCTGCTCCAGTAGTGATGCCTCCGCAGGAGGATCAACGATATGCCGCGTTGCGAGAGATGGGCGGAAGTGTTTCTCCTTTTAGCGTAGCTAGCACCGAGGGGGCTGGAGCGCCCGCACCAATACCAAGTCTTCCATACTCGTTGCAAGGCGGAGCGCCAAAGCCACTAGCTGATGTACAGATTCCTAGCACGAGAGAGCTATACGCTGGGTCTGAATTCTCTCCAACGCCGATTCCAACTTACGGAAGCGCCGTACAAGAACCTTCTGCAGCTAGTGGCGCTGCGCCACAACCTTCAAGGTCTCCAATCGTAGCGTTTCCAATATCTGATCCCAAGGGGGGAGTTCTCGGCTACGCGTACTACGACAAGGTATCTAGGAAGTTGATACCGGGTTCCTACGTCGCGGAGTCAAAACCTTCGACCGCACCCCTTGCTGATGCTGATATTCCACAAGGATTCCGACCTAAGTCGATGTCTGTAAATGCAAAGGGAGAAAAAAGTTATACCTACGAGCCGAAAACAGCCGAGCTAAGTGAGGGACAAGCACGACTACTAAACTCATTGCGGGATGACTACAAGTCAGACCCCTTCATCAAAGCAGCCCAAGATGCTGTTGGGTCTCAAGGAATCATTGAACAATCCCTCTCGGAACAGAATGGTTTTGGAGATATCATGGCAATCAACGCCATGCAAAGGATGATTGATCCGGGAGTAGCCGTTCGTGAAGGTGACGTAAGACTGATCCAAGATGCAATCCCACGCCTAGAGCGCATGGGCCTGAAAGCTAAGAATTGGTTCATCGGCGATCAGCTGACACCTGAAGTTCGTACTCAGATGATGACCTTGGCATCCAAGACTGCGGACAAGCGTTCCGCTCTAGCCAATGAAAGATCAATTCCAAAGTTCAAGCAATCAGCGGAGAAGATTGGGCTTGATTTCAATTTGGTAGGCGAAGATTTCCCTGTAAAATCAAAGAAATTCCAAAAAGACTACATAGCAAGACAAACGGAACTTGACTCGCTAATCAAAGAAATCGATTCTTCTAAGGATCAGAATTCCGCTGACATTCTTGCTAAGAAAAAGAAAGCGGAACAACTTTACCTCCTTCAAAAGAAATAATCAGTCATGGGATTCCTCAACGAACTTGAAGACAAGCACTCTCAAGAGACTCCCAAGAAAGAAGATCCTGCAAAACCTGCATCATCTATCGGATTTCTAGGTGAGTTAGAGAGCAAGCATTCTGGAGAAGTAGCATCTGCTCCCTCATCCTTTCTCGGCGAGCTGGAACAAAAGAACGACACAGACCCAACATCTCTTCGAGAGAGAAAGTCGAGGGGCGAACCTCTTTCCACAGAACAGGAGCGAGTTGTATTTGATGCAGACCGAGCACGTAGTGCCGGGGAACAGGCTTCTGCAATAGGCAAGGGAGTCTTTACTAGCCTCAGTGAGATGGTTCCTCAAGCCTTTGAGGGAACAAAGAAAATCATTGGCGCTAGCAAAGACTTGACCAAACAAATTGGAATCAAGTACCTAGATCTCAATCCAATTGTTCCTGAGATTGCAGTCAACTACATTGCTGGCAATACCGCAGAAGAGCGAAAAGCAGAGCTAGAAAAAGCGGCCAAGAAAGAAGCTGACGTCGTTAGGTCGGCTGCGTCTGGCGCGGTTCAGGCTGGCGAAGAAGTAATTAACGAAGCTGCACGCGGAGCGTTCTTTGGCACGCCGCTTACAGATCTCATTCAGGAGTACCCCGCTGGCAAGTTTGCATTTGAAGCCATGAAGGCTGGTGGCCCGGTAGCACTAGCCAGTGAAGCACTTAGTGGAAAGATTTTTGGAGAGCCACTAGTTGACGTGCAGCCGATCACGAAGGACGAATCGTTCCAGAGGTCGTTGAATCGTGAAAGCATGCGTCAGCAGGAGCAGCAGGAGTACAAAGATTTACCCGAAAGAACTACCGCAGCATTGGTAAAGCTGGCTGAAAGTTCCGCTGGATCTCTGCTTGGAAAATCCTTGGGAGTTCCTTCCGACGAGCAGTTCCAGAAAGACCTTGTTCAGGAGTTAAAAAATAACGCGATCGTTCCCGACAAAGATATCGCCATGATCGGCAATATGTTGAGCCCGCTGGATCCTACCTTTGTCTTGGCTGGGCCGTTGGCAAGGGCATCCTCAAAGGCATTCGACCTAGCGTCGCAAGCTGGCCTCCGAGCTCTTACTAAGCCAACTATTGCTGGAGTGAACCCTCTTGAGGGATTAGGAAAAGTGATACGATTCGGCGGAGAGGGAACACAAAAGGCAGCTAGAAAGTTAAGCGATTTCCTTACTGGATCTGAAGATAGCTTTATTGGAAAGCTAGCGGATCCAGTTGTGGCAGTCACTCGACGCCCCGGAATGATAGTTGAGGGGGCTGGAAGGGCTCTTAGGGACATAGGACGTCAAATTGACGACGTTGGAATCCGCTCTCGCACAGGAATAATTGAGAGGGCTGGACAGGACGTACGTTCTGGGGATTTCATGCGTACTGTCTTTGGCCCCGGCACCGAGAAGGCTCAAGCCAAAGCACTCAAAGCAGCCGAAAAACTTGCTGGGGAAGGTGAAGAGATGGGCGCGGCTGCACCAGCATCCATCTCAAAGCGTCGTGCAGCCGCTAGGACTGCGGACTGGGTATTCCGACAAGCCGAAGCCGTAGCACGTTATGGGACAAGCGGAGCGGCCATTGGAACCGCTCTCGGCCTGCCAGATATTGAGAACGCGGAGATGCTAGGACAGGTGGCAACTACTGGAGCCATGGTCGGAACTATCGGGGCTGCTAGACTCGGAGAGAAAGGCGCTAAACTAGTCGATCCTAGGGTTTCGCTGAAAGGAAAGATCGACGCTATTTTAGCCGACGATCCTGTCTCAAGGCGAGCTGACGAAGACGCCGACATAGAGCGTTTCAGAAATACTGCTTCACCAGACATCATTAATAAGGCCGACGAATTCGGAAACATTAATTCCGTTCTGCAATCTTTTGACGGCCATATCCAGAATCTAGTCGATCAACGCAACCAAGCAATTGCTCGTGGAGAGAACGACGTCGCAGCCGGGATGGATCTTGAAATTAAGAAGACCTCAGATAGCAAAGATGCAGTCTCAAAGATGACTCCAGACGCCATGAAGGAGTACCAACGCCGGGTTGACCTAACGCTCGCTGACGCGTTAGACCAAGCCAAAACTACTGGCGAGGCGGTGGGTCTCAACAACATTGAGATCAAGCTGCTCTCTCCAGTTGAGATGCTGGGACACCTTCGCGACAAGTGGGGCACAACCCTAACGAACGCCGAATACGTTTTGCAGTCGTTAGCTGGGAACAACGACCTGAGCGACGCGGATCAGCAGAAACTCAATCAGGCGACGGAGACCATCAACCAGTTCAACTCCATGTATCAAACCGCGATGGGACAGCGGGGATACGCCATGTCTGACAACACATATTCGGATAGCCCCATGCATTTGCGTCCAGCAAATCTAAAGACGCCTTCGGTTGTGATTAATTCTGAACTAGTCAAGAGTCAGCTCGGAAACAATCTGTACGCAACCTTGACGCACGAGGTCAATCACGCACTGAGGAATTTCAAAGAAGTCAAATCCATGATGGCTCCGCTAGAGGAGTACTTGTTTGGCCGAAAGGTTCAGAACGCTGATGGAAGCATCACCGAAATATCGAAAGGAATTTACGACGACGCTGCGATCGATCGCATGGGCGATTACTACGCGGAGCTCTTGGGCGGAGACAAGTGGAAGGCTGGGTTTGCTACCGAGGGACAGTTCAGGAATTACATCAAGGAAGAGATTCTTTCGGAAGCCGCTGGCTTGTCATCTAATACGGCTAACCTTCGCGCTGACTTGGATTCACCGGGTCAAGCCTTCGTCGATTGGGCTGCTACCTCGAACAAGAATACTTTGATCGGAAAGCTGCGTGATGCACTTGGTCTCAAGGGTGTCTTGTTAGACGACACGGGAAGGATCTCGGACATTCTGGGGGAAACAATCTCACCAGAAGTTCTAGCGCTTACTCGTCAGTTCCAGCGCCAGCTCAGAGACTACAACGGATCATTGTCGCAAGTCACTTCCGCTACCGGGCCAGAAGTTACGATCTCGGCTCCTGAGCTGCTATCGAGCAAAATTCTTCAGAACAAATATCGTGGCCTAGACATCTGGCAAAAGGAGCAGGTGCTTACGATCAAGGACGACGAAGGAAACGTAGTCAACGAAATCGTGGTTCCTAAGTCCGCGTCTCTCGATCCGCTTGTAGGACAATATCGCCTCGAAGATGGCATGCTTGTGGATGAGAACGGCAACAAGATGCAGATCGCTCCTGAGATCGCTGCAGCTAACCTTCCGAACAACACCAACATCTCCGTTGATCAAAGAATTGCTAGAAACCCGGACGGGTCTCCCAAGATCCTATCGAATCAAGAGATTCAGGCACGCGCTAGGAAGCGCGGAGAGGTGCTGAAAAATGCTATCGAGGGCGCTACGGAGGATGGATCGACAAACCGAGTTCGTCCTGTTGGAGATAACGAGTACGCTGGCATCCTGAGCCCGACTCAGCTACAGGCGATCTTGGCGCTTCCTAATGACATCGTGGCTCCTGAGTTGAAGCGCAAGATTGCAGCCTTCAACGAGACAGCTCTACGTAAGGACGGCACACGAATGATCGTCGAGTACCAAGCAGCGATGAAGGGCGGAAAGTACAAGGCGCTTGCACCCAAGATCCGTGACGTCGTGCCTTTCGGATTCCGCATCACGAAAGATGGTAACTTCCTAGCGACTACAATTTCTGTCAGCAGAATTTTCGACAAGATCAACGATTGGGCAAAGCCCAATAGAAACAGGCTGAACCTTTGGAACGGCGACACCAACGCGTTGTGGGAAGACATCCTGCACGTCCTTAAAAATCACCAGAAGGGCGAGCGCGGAGAAGTTGGATTGGACGTTGATCCAGCCATGGCGATGCTCAAGAAGAATCGAATCAACGACATCTTCAATCTCTTCGACAAGGCTACTGAGTCGAAGAATCCCGATCGTTCCGTAAGCAAGACCCGGAAAGGTCAGGACTCCATCGACCGCGTGATCATGGGAATGAGGATGGATCGTGTGAACGACTTCCAGATTTCAAACGCTCAGAAGCTCCCCGTAGACTACGGCAAGATCAAAGAGAACTACATGCCGAACGTGCCTGTAGACGTCGTCCAGAATAATGTTGCCGAGGAAGGCGGCTTAGGTTATAAAGAATCTCCAACCATTAAATATCGTGAACCAAAATACGAAACCACCAACCCCCCAAGACTGGGATACATCGATCCGCGAACTACAGAGGAAGGTCGAAGAGTCCTCAGCGAGAGTCCGATCCTCGCGCAAGCATACGACGCCCTTGAAAGAGCGTCTGAGGCTGGCGGAGATCAGCGCCCAACTTCAGGGTCTTCGGTAATACCAGC